CTATTCAAGATAATTTCTCATACTGTTAAGTGCATTTTTTTCAAGCCTTGAGACCTGTGCCTGACTCATTCCTATCTCCCCTGCAACCTCCATCTGCGTCTTTCCCTGAAAAAAACGAAGGTCAATTATATTTTTTTCTCTCTCAGGCAGTCTGTTTATGGCATCATTGAGTGCCATGTCTTTAACCCAGTTCTCCTCAAGGTGTTTCTTATCGCTTATCTGGTCCATAACATAGAGAGTGTCGCCTCCGTCCGTATATATCGGCTCATACAAGGATACAGGGCTCTGTATCGCATCAAGTGCCAATACGACATCCTCCCTGCTTGCGCCAATCTCATCCGCTATCTCATTGATTGTCGGCTCCCTTGATGCAGTCTTTGCAAGGCGCTCCCTCGCATATATTGCTTTGTACGCCATATCCTTCAATGAACGGCTGACTCTTATCTGGCTTGAGGTATCCCGAAGATACCTTCTGATTTCGCCTATTATCATAGGCATGGCATACAGTAAGTGCTAAAAATTCTTTAATTGTATCTCAACATTTCCATTGACAATGATTATCTTGTCAATTATAGTTTTTAATATCATATTTTTTTGCTTCTTGTCGATGCTGTCCCAAACATCGGCAAGTTTTTTTATTTCGTCATATACAATAGTGTTCTTCTGCTTGACGGAAAAGTTTTTCCGTTCTTCCGATATATTCTCCTTAATCGCAGATATATTTGCTTCAAGCTCTTTAATCATGCTCAACACTGTGTCGTTGCCATCCGCATACAAGCCGTAAAGCCTTTTTAATTTTGCCTGTTCCTTGTCAAGCTGTGACTGCATAATATCAAGCTTCGTTTCCTTCTCCTTAGGCTTGTACGATGATAAGTCAAGCGATATTTTGAGCATTTCTTTCTCGACTTGCTCCTCTATATCGTCCGCCCATTCAAGTGAATTATTGCAGTCCGGATTGTGGTTTGGCAGATAAGACATAGCCTTATTCCTCGACATGCAATATATCTTGTGCTTTCCATGTGTCCACTTCTGATATCGCATGGCACATCCGCACACACCACAATAACATAAGCCTGTCAATAAGTTCGGTTCAGTTATGCAGCTTGCCTTATTAAGGCTTCGAGATTTTCTCAACTGTTGCGCAAGTTCAAATCGCTCCTTATCGAATATAGGCTCATGCAAGCCTTGATATATCTTGCCCTTGTATGGTATCATGCCGACATTTACCGGGCTTGTAAGAATACGGTTGACAACACGTTCTCCTTTATATCCACATATTTCACATATCATTGCATCCGAATACCCACTTATATACAGTTCAAGTGCCTTATTTGCCTGTTCTTTGCGTTCTGCAATAGGGATTAAGATTCCACTATCCTTGTCATAGCTGTAGCAATAAGGCAGATTGCCACCGCCCATCCAGTAACCTTGCTTGACACGTTCAAGCATACCGCCACGCATACGCAACATCATTGTATTCTTGTCAAGCTGTGCAAATACCGCCATCATCTGAGTATATGCCTGTTCCATCGGGCTGTCATAGCTTACGCTGTCATGGGCACACTTGAACTGTACGCCGTTTGGCTGGAATATCTTCTCAATCATATATAGACCGTCAATCATATTCCTTGATAATCTGTCAAGCTTAAAAGCCACTACGCAAGATATCCTCTTATGCTTACAGTCGGCAACAAGCCTTTGAAGCTCAGGACGGTTCATATTTGCCCCTGTGTAGCCATCGTCAACATACCAATCTGTCACAATCAGCTCATTCTTGGTGCAGTAGTCGAGAATATCTCTCTTTTGACTTTCCAATCCGTTACCTTCTTCGGCTTGCTTCTCCGTTGATACTCTCATGTACGCAACACATTCCATCGTTTAACCTCCTCTTTAAAAAAGAATGTGCCGTACTTATCGCGTTACGGCACATTTTACGCTCATATTTACTGATTGTCAATTATTGATGCAATCAGTTCTTTGGTCTTGTCCGGCAATTTGATTTCGCCTGTCTTAATCTTCTTGCCATTCTGTGTCACAATCACCATGATTACCCCTCCAATCTGCTGATTTTTGACTTAATTTTTTTAATCCGCCTGTTCACTGTACGATTGCATACCGATACCCGTTCTGCAATCTCCGTTATGGTTTTGCCTCTTGATAGCAACTTAAATATATTTTCTTCTTCCTCGGTAAAATTGGCGTTGTTAATAATTGCATCAAGCTCCGGCTTAGTCAGCTTCGACAGCTTCATAAGCCGTTATTCCTCCTATTCTCCCTCTCCTCTTCGCCAGTTAAAGTCTAACCCGCATTCCTCACGCATGGTTTGCCTCATGTCGGACCAGCTCACGTCATCATCAGCAAGGCACTCAGCCTTGGTGTTGAATCTGTCAATAAATCTGTTTAGCCTTGCACGTCCAAAATCAAACTCATCTCGGAGCGTGACTGCCGATAACAAGCATATAGAATCAACAACATTGTTTTTTATTCTTCGCGTACATGCTTCTAATTCTTCGTGCGATACTTCAAACGGAATAAATTCTGCGTTCCTCTGCTTCAATTCCTTAACCGCTTCGTCAATGCCGTATCTCTGTGCGATATCTAATATCCACGCCGCACCCGACATTCTGTATTCGTGTATCTTCTTGTCGCTCTTAGCCATTGTCTGTCACTCCTCACATTCTTTCGCATTCCAGTTCATCAGTACTCACATTAAAGTACGTTGCTATCTTATCTAACGTATGCGGTCTAGGGTATGCCTTGTGACATAAATACTTGCTCACCTGTGCCTGAGACAAGCCTAAATCACTGGCAAGCTTAAATTGTGACACCTTTTGCCTTGCCATAAGCACCCGGAGATTGTCAGCGAACCTCGTCATATTTTACTCCGTTTCCGACTGCATTTAGTCCATCTCTGTAGCCCTCTTCGTATGCTTCAATGATTGCATTGTTTTTGCTCGCTCCTACTATCAGGAATGTTGCCATAGCTGATAATATCGTGCCGGTCAAAAAAGCTATTGTCGCTGCCATCAATAGTTATACCCCCTCCATTTGATTTTGCACTCCTCGCATAGGCAGGAGCTTTCTGTGTGCGGCACTTTCCCGCACATGGCGCATAGTCCTTGTGTTTTGAGTCGCTTTCGCCGTGCCATAACCTCGTCTGATTTCTTTCGTCCGCATAGTTCGCAAGTTACCCTACCCGGACGCGCTTTCCTTGTCCTGCATATTGTACACAGCCCTGCCTTTATTGCCATTTTCCTTACGTATTTAGTCATTTCACTATCAGCCTTCAAGCAATTCTCGCACCTTGAAAGTTTGTAATTGTCTGGCAGTTTAGCTCCACAGTATGTACATTCACGGTTCGCCTTGCGCTTATAATATATTTCGTTAGCCGCCATCTTTATCTCCTTTCTGTATTATTTTTCGTTCCATCTCTTTAAATTGTTCGTCCGTATATCCTCTTTGCGAAAATTGGTTAAACGTGTTCTTAGCCTTAGGCGTTGCATGTTGGGTTGTACTCATACTCACCATCTTAGCCGGGTCATCTGTGTAGGCTCCGTTAGGCTTAACACCTATCTGCGATTTTTCCTCCGTGTACAGCGTTGGCTTATATCTGTCCTTAGGTATGGTGTTATGTAGCCGCCAATGCTTAATTACAATGACGTTAGAGTTAGGGAACGTCAAAACATACCGCTTGTCAATCAATATTTGCAAGTCCTCGCTTGACGCCTGACATTCCCTCGCAATCCTCTTAGGTGCATCCACGAAGCCATCATCATCCGCTCTCATGCACAAGTGAAAAAATAAACCCTGCGCCGATATTGGCATATCAAGGAACGCATCCGAATCTATTAACTTTTTTGAGAACATTCTCTTGTCTGCCATCGCTTAATCTCCTTTTTCGTTTGATTTTATTCCTTTGATACAGCGCACAAATAATCCATATACCCCATAGACTGATTAAGAACATACACCGATACTGCATTTGTAAGCCTTTCAATAAGTTCTTCACCATCTTTTTCACGGTTGTAAACATCTTCTACAATCTCACCAATCTGCGTATATTGCGCCTTGCCTTGACTATTTATCCAAGCTGTCAAATCCATAACGGATTTACTTTCAATCCTCTTACATAAAAAATCAGTCAATTCAAGCTGTCCGCCCTGTGTCATTTCGCACCTCCGATAAAATCCTCAATATTCATTTGTGGGTCTTTCGGAAACACAAGCATTTCATTTTTAGCACGCTCGTAAAAGTTTCTGTTAATCTCAAATCCGTATGCACTTCTGCCTAATTCGTGTGCGGCTCTAAGTGTGCTACCACTTCCACAGCAAGGGTCAATAACCACATCTCCCTCGTCTGTAAAAATCTCAATCAGTTTCTTTAATACCGATACAGGCTTTTGTGCTGGATGGATTTTAGGAATATCTTTACTATCTTTATCCCAAGCAAACCAGTTAAACACCATATGTCCTGTACCTCTGATATTTTTTCCATTTTCATCAACCTGTAAGCCATTTCTGAACTTAGGGAGTTTATCTCTGTAAAGTACAAGTGCATATTCTGTAGCACCAACAATACGCATATTAGCTTTAAGCACCTGCGGACTGTAATTCTTGCAAAACACAAGCGGTATATAGTGAACAAATCCATGTTTATTCGCCGCCGCAATAAGTGTCTGCAACTGTTCAAAAGCACAAAATACAATCATACAAGGGCTATTACTACTTCTACCCCTAGCAACATTCTTTTTGTCCTCTTTCTTCAACATCTTTGAACAAAAATGGAAGTATTCATACAGATTAAAGTTAAAGTCAGAGTTAAATGCCGCCTTTTTAGCAAACTTGCTTTCTCCATTCTTATTGTCGCCGCCGTTGTACCACATCGGATTACTACCATAAAAGTTAGTGCCTACATTGTATGGTACATCAGCTATAATAAGTTGTGCTGGCGGTATTGCATATTTCTTGTAATTCTGCATAGAATCACGATAAATCTCACATTTAATTTTCTTCTTATTCATTTCATCGCCAAAAGGAAACCTCGGTTTTATGTGCGCACAACCTATCCATTTCTTTGATTTTTTAAGCTAAATAATAACCTTTGCTCTTTACTTCTGCATAATCATCTTCTGTAAGTAAAATTTCTGTCTGATTTTCTTTGTTACCATAGCAATCAACATCACATACAACCTTGAAAAATAACATTCCGTACTTTTCGATAGGTTCTTCGTGAGTTATATTTGTTACATAGTGTTCAAGTAAATTCATTCTGAACCACCTACTTTCAATAAATCCATAAATTTCTCATACTGCTTCTGCGACACCTTGTTATTAGCCTTATCCGCTCTCAATTCGATTTTAAGGTGTTTTTCTGCGATAGACGATAATTCCTTAGCTAACACCTTTTTGCCTTGCTGTATGCCGTCTCTGTAGCCTTTAGAGGGCTTAAATTCATTTATCTTTTCCTTACCCTCTCCTTGACCGCCAGCTGTCTTGTTGTATCTACATTGATAGCCTTTTTTGGTGTACTCCAAAATCCAGTACTGTTCCCATTTGTCTAGTTCGGATTCGGGATAGTTGATAAAATTAAGTTTCCACCCATAATGGTTGTCATTGCTATAAAAACCTCTCTTTTTAAGAGACAGGTCTATGTGTTGATACCCTACAAGATGTCCGCACATTCTTTGGCATATATGCACTGCCTGCCCTATGTAAAAGTACGAAATATTGTTTTCGTCAGTTCTTGTCAAAAAGTATATTCCGCTCCTGTCATTCAGCTTTGGATTTATCTTTAGAAGTCGCTTTCGATTTTCTGATTCTATAGCTTTCGCCTGCCTTAGCTTTTTGTAATCCGTCTTTAATCACTCCTTAATACTTAATATTCATATTTCCGTGTTCATTTACCCAATCAATAGCTTCCGCATATGTTACGCCATTGTTCTTTAATACATAAAGCAGATTATGAAATTTTGGATGCGTTTCCTTTAACATCTGAAACCTATTCGGCTCTTTCTCTAAATGACAGCCAAATCCGCATAACACGCAACCTGTTCTTCGGCAACCTGTAGTTTTCAGTAATGGTCTTTCATTATCAAATATCCCAAAATCTGCAAATGACATTTGATTTTCACATTGCCCCATAGCTTCATAATCTGTGACTACTTCGCCATAAACGGAACATATCGCTCCGTATTCTTTAGGAAAATACGGAGCTGTTGCTCCTGTTGTTCTGTAAACAATTCTCTTTCCGTATTCCATTACCTCGTATTTTGTTGGCTTAATTCTATAATATGCATTAGCCATACTGTTTTCGTTTTCTCTGATGTAAAGCAACACATCCTGTTCCGTCCAAAATGACATAGGGTTACTTATTGGATTTTTAACATTAAAGGCATTACAGCCATTCTTAACCCAGTTACTTGTCCTTAATTTGCTTTCACTTGCCATTTGTGCTGTCATAGGTACTCTTCCTGTTGCTTTTCCATATTGATGTACTGGCAATTTCTTCATTACCTTGCAACACATATTCGACACTTCAAATGGTGCGTCTAACATAAACATATATCTTGACCTGTCATACATACTTCCAAACTGTTCACACTTAACGTCACATAACTGCTTTACTCTTATAGGTGCGTTAGGGATATTCCCCTGTTTTAATGCCTTGTATAACTCGTTCTCTTTGTCTTTTCTTCGGTCTATGCCAAGCATATCCGCCATTCTGTAGGCATAAGGCATCGTCTGTCTGTCTGTCTGTCTGTCTGTCTGTCTGTCTGTCTGTTAGGATTTTAATGTATTTGCGTGTATCTGCAATACATTCTGATATTTCTTTTGAAAACATTGGGAATCCATACTTTTCACAAACCTGTGCGGACGAAATCTTAGGTTTCAAAATCACAAGGTTATCAAAAGTCTGTGCAAATTGCTTTAACTCTGGATATTGTGTCGGTACATCCACGAACACAAAAGGAATATTTTTATATCCGCAAACTTCTCTGGTTATATGTCCTAAAACTGTGCTATCCTTGCCGCCGCTAAAAGACAGATACACTCCGTCTTCGCCAAATTCATCAACCCAGTTTCGCACCCTCTCGGCTGTCATTAAAACCTTGATATTCAGCGGTAATGCCTGCCATTGCTGCAATTCTGCTAATGTATGTTTATTTTCTGCCATAATCACACCTCTTAATTAAATGGTAGCCCCTCGTCAGCTACGCCATCTGGAACAGCCATAAAGCTGTCATTACTGCTGTTACCGCCCATAATGCCATTATTATTGCTTTGCTGATTAGTACGGCTTTCGCAGAACTCGTGTCTTTCAACAACGCAATCATTTGTGTAAACTTTCTGTCCGTCCTTGTTAGTATAGTTGCCTGTCTGCCATCTACCCTCAACAATAATCTTAGTGCCTTGATGAAGATACTTCTCTGCAAACTCTCCATTCTTGCCAAATGCGATGCAGTTAATAAAGTCTGCTGATTGTTCGCCCTCTTTCTTAAAAGCTCTGTCAACAGCTAATGTGTATCTTACTACTGCCATACTTCCACTTGCCGTCTGCGAATATCTAACCTCTGGGTCTCTTGTTAATCTTCCACATAAAATTACTTTGTTAATAAGTCATTCCTCCTTTTTATTACGATACCTTTCTAACATGTGGTATCTTGCGTGCTCTGTAAAAGTCATAAGTTTCAAATTTTCTTTTCTATTATCATTACGAATCCCATTAATATGGTGCACCACTTCATCATCTTTCAAATGTCTGCCAATGATACATTCCATTATTAAATCATGTTCCATAATATATCCGTCTTTAGTGGCATTAGGATGGTCGGGGAAATAGATGCAAATATATCCGTCTGTTCTTAATTTTTTATGCCCTATTCCACATACTTTTTTGCTTTCGGACATTTTTCGTCTCGTCTCTTCTGACACTATTTTGTTTTTATGCGTTTTACTACTCTTTTCTCTGGCAGATTGTGGATATTCCCATCCCTGCTTTTTAAGGTTGTCAAACACTTCTTTTGTGTTTCTGGACTGTATGCCATATTTTTTCATATAGTTATAAACAGTTCCGACGCCGATATGTAAAATGCTTGCAATCTCATACATAGGCTTTCCACGAATTACATAAAGTTCATACAAAACTTCTTTAGGCACTTTATTCATATATTACTTTCCTCACTTTCTAATAACTCTTTATTTTCAAAAATGTTGCCAATAACTTCAACTTCATCACAACACGGTAAATACTCAAAGTTTGATTTATAAAACTCTTTACCATTTGTGGCTTTGAAATCTAATTCCGATTTGTCCCATATCACCTGATAAATATGTTCAATTCCATCATAACTAGTTCTAACAATATCATTCTCCCAAATCAGATTGCCATTCTTATCATTCAAGCCTGTACACTGGCAGATTGTGTTTTCATTTACCCTATACCAATTTTCAAATCCTAAATCTCCCTTAGTACCGCCTTTTGTAAACATATTACTATTATTTGTCGAAATGATAATTGCTCTATAACCATCTTCGGCATCATTTGACAATATAAGATTGCCTTGTACCCATTCTCCATTATCAACTCTCTTTGCCTTAAATAAATATCTATCGTTCATCTAATTTTCTCCTTCCGGTTTCTCACACCGCTCAAACTCGATAACCCACGCCCAAGGGTTCGCATTCCAACCGTAGCGGTCAATGTCGGTTTTCTTAATAGTGCTGTTCCATAATTTTGCAAAAGCCATTAACATTTCATCTGCCGTTGTAGGTTTATTGAAATATATTCCTTCTTTCGGCACATCACTAGCCCACATCTCCTGTAACCGCTCTACCCTAACATCCGTAACCTTAAGCCAGATGCGAGCCGCTTCTTTTGGCATGTGGATTGACGGTTTCCATTTTGTAACATCTGCGATGTCATCTTTCTGCCAATCTTCATAGTAGTAATACCCATTTGGTGCCTTTTTCCATGTTTCTCTAACATAAAGGATGTCTCCCGGCTTATACGGTGAGCATTGTTTTATAAAGTATTCTGAACATATAGGACCGCTCCATTCTCCTTTTTTCAGTACATTCCAATATTCCACTTTCTCATCAAATGGAATCCCGCCTTTTAAAATTCTCCTTGTACAAGCCTTTCTCCCGTCCAGAATTGCCCGCACCATCTCAGTATTGAATAAAATCGGTTTAATTGCCATCTACACCTCCACCTTTCACAATCTCGATTGCAGTTTTGCTTACAATTAAATTATGATTCATCATAGTCCCATCTTCGATACCTATGTCTGCATTGAAAGTCCATTCTTTCAACTGCTCTACAACCTTATTTACATCATAGGCAGTAGGTTGCTCTTTTACTGCTTCTCTTATAACTGCCAGTATAATAGGGTCTAACACTGCGTTTAAATCACATTTCTCCGCCATATATTCAACAAACTTATCTGCATCAATCAACCTCATTGTTCACCCTCCTGTTCCATGCCTCCATCGCTTCTTCCCATGTCTTGCACGGTTTTCCTTTTGTATGACACGCATTGCATTCGCAATAGTGCTTAATTATTCCACCATCAACAATAGTACCCCAGCCACAAAACGGGCATGGCTTTAATTCTTCACTCATTATTCATCACCCCAATCCAGCTTCTGTCCGCACTTCCAACAATGCCCTCTTTTAATTACATTGACTGCATAATCTGTTGTGGCATGACACGCTGGGCACTCCACATTCGCATTATCATTATCATCTACAGGCGATATATGATATGCCCTCTTCGGTATCTGTTTTTCTCTCGCCGCACGGCACTCTTCCATGCTTCCGATTTCTCTGTACTTCTGTACTTCTTCAAGTGCGGATATTGCCATATCTAACGCTATTGCTCTCTTCTGCGGAATAATTGCGCCAGCCGGTCTTATGTTGTGTAACTCATTGATTGATTCTTTCTCCGTCACGATATCACCTTCTTCTTGATAATCCTCAATGTCTTACGCTTCTTCTTGCTTCCAACATAACGGCTACCACCCATCGGCTTGCCATAAATAAATGCACTCATGTTACCATTCTTAGACTTCATCTTCTCTACCTCCCAGTGCTTCAATTGCCATGTTAATAGCTTCAATTCTTTTTTTGTTTATCATTGTAAGCTCTCTTTTCTTCGCTTCACTCAATCCCAAGTAGTCGCTACTGTATACTGCTATTGCATTTATTAGTAGTTTTTGTTCATCACGAAGAATTTCAATTGCTTCCTGAACACCCAAATTATCCCCTCCTAGTTTAATCGCCAAAATTATATTCCTTTAGCCGCTTGCCTTTCTCGTACACCGTACATTCATCGCCTCCCGGGCACGGTCTTCTGTGCCCGGTTATCAATATGTACTGGCAGAACCTATCGCCACCCTCAAAGCTTATACGGCAACTGTATTTGCATGTGCTACATTTCTTTTGTTTCGACATGCTGTCTCATCTCCTTAGTTGAACGGTAAACCTTCATCTTCTACACCCAATGGTAAATTCATGAAGCCGTCACTTGCCATTGCTGGGGCAGACATATTTGAAGCCGGCTGGCTTGGACTGCTGCCGTTAGCGTTCTTGCTCTCCGCAAACTCGTATTCCTCAACAACAACATCTGTTGTGTAGACTTTCTGTCCGTCCTTGTTGGTATAACTGCCAGTCTGAATACGTCCGATAACCGCTATCTTAGTACCCTGATGCAAGTATCGTTCAATGAACTCCGCTGTCTTGCCAAACGCTATGCAGTTGATAAAATCTGCTGTCTGCTGTTCGCCCTCTTTCTTGTACTTTCTGTCAACCGCAAGTGTGAATTTGCGGTTGTAATATTCGTTGCTACGCTTACTCTTATCTCCGGGTCTCTCGTTAATCTTCCACATAAAATCACTTTATTAATAAGTCATTCCACCTTTCTTTAATTCATACCTTTTTAACATGTGATATCTTGCATGTTCTTTAAATGTCATAAGTTTTAAGTTTTCTTTTCTATTATCATCTCTAATGCCATTGATATGATGTACTACTTCATCATCTTTTAGTTGCCTACCTATTAAGCATTCCATAATCAGGTCGTGTTCCATTACATATCCGTCAATCGTTGATTTTGGATGGTCTGGAAAATATATAGATATGTATCCGTCTGCTCTCTTTTTTCTATGCCCTATGCCGTGAATTTTCTTGCTTTCAGACATTTTCTTTCTTGTTTCTTTTGAAACAGCCTTGCCTTTGTGTGCTTTGCTTATAGCTTTTCTTGCAGATTCAGGATACTCCCACCCGTTTTGTTTTAATCTATTAAGGCATTCTTTTGTGGTTCTTGATTCTATATTAAATTTTTTCATATAGTTATATACAGAACCAACTGCAACACCTAATTCATCGGCTATTTTATGCATAGGTTTGCCACGCACTACATAAAGTTCATACAGAACCTCTTTGGTTATTAAATTCATTATTATTTCACGCTTTCTTTGTCTTATCTCCTTTTCTCATCCCATTTTTTCATAAGTTTTTTGCTCTCTCGATACAAAAAGCTCATGCTATCCTTTTCACTTTCAGTTATTCTAGTCGTGTTGGTTTTGCGGTTGTTCGTCACTTCCGCCTGGTATTTCTCGCATTTATCGTGGTACGCCCCACAACCTCTGTTAGGGCAGTCTCGACAACATCTCATTCGTCTGGCTCCTTACGCTGATTTACTCCGCTTCTGATGCTACGTCAAGTGGTGACTGTAACCATTCAAGCCAATCATCAGGCATTGGTAAGTTGTTATCGCCCAAAGCCAAATCGTGCTTGGCTAAAAACTCCGCCAATTCTTTATCACTCATACTTCTAATTCTGTCGGCATTAGTTGATACCTTACATCTAAGAGCTCCATCGGGGCAGCCATGAACATTAGGTATTGTAAGGCGTACTATACAGCTAGTCTTATATTCGCAAATATCGCATTTCATCGTATTCACTCTCCTCAATCCTTGTAAGCAATCTCTACGCCGTCAATATCTATCTCATTATTACGAGCTACCATGGCTCTCATAATTGCAACATAGTCTTCATCTGCTAAGTCAATAGGACAGTTATCTAATGCTCTCAACAATTCATGGATAGTATCTACTTCCTCATCGCTAACGCATATCTGATATACGGTTTTCATTTTGCTTCACCTCTCAATTCTTTCAATTTCTTTTCTGCTGCGGATTGTGCTAAGTCCATACCGGCAAGGCATCCGTTAGCATATGCATCCTCGTAACATCTATCTATAGCTAAATAAAATTCATCGCAAAACAATTCTGTAAGAGGACATTCTGAACACTTATAATTCTCGTGGTAGCATGTAGACTTTATATGAACACATTCTCTATATCCTGTCGTGTCATCTTTTGCCGGTAACTTAACAAGTCTACCCTGTTCCTCTAACTGCTGATACTCTTTGGATTTTTCAAGCCACTCAGCTAACTGCTCATGGTCTTTTGCGACTTTAATGCAAGCTTTATACATAGGATTATCACTCTCAAAAAAGCTCGCACGATATTTATATTCTTCTGCTTTTTCTTTTGTATGTTCTATAAATTCATCAATGTTCATTACTGCTCCTTTCTAAAACGGACACTCTTTTTCTTTGTGTTTAGCAAATAATCTCTTTATCCACTTAGGCAACATACATTTCCATGTTGGAACATCAAAACCACCTTTTCTATCGAACAGGCACCCGCAATCGCAACACTCTCCCTCATAGCTTCCGATTTCCCAACCACAAGGGCAATTCTCGCAATCATTATCATACCAACAGCTAACTTCTGTGTAGTGTTCCCACTTATCGGAATTTTCAATAGGCTTTGAATATTTGAATGTTGAAATTCTCACATTTCCAAATCGCTTGTCTATTTCAATGTCTTTATGAATTTTGAATAATTTCACTTTTTACCTCCTAAAACGGACACTCACTAGGATTTTTCAAATCCCAACTTTTCCCCGCTACAGCAACATCTACATTTGCTCCACAAGCAACTTTTTTCATCTTCTCGATAAAACTATCCTTATCAGCATTTTCACTTGATAAATGGCACATTATGACGTTCTGTAGGTTGTCTGAATCGTTAGCCTTAACAAAATCGCAAGCGGTATCAATGCTTAGATGACCTCTGAAAACGTGATTAGCTTTCGGATTGTCGGTATCAACTAAATCCTTATCATAGTTCACGCCTAAGAGAATGTGGTTTATGCCCTTAAAACGCCACTTAATCAGCTCTGTGTCGGTTATGTAAAGCAATTTACCCATTTCCTTATGTGTTATCAGAAATCCGTAACAAGGACACTCTGTTCCGTCTGCGTTGGTGTGTGTCCACCTGCCATCTACTGTTGTTAGGTCAAAAGGTCTAATTTTGAAATCACCAAAATGCACCACATCAAGAAAAATATCAAGTGCCGGATTAAATACACGAATACCCATATTTCTAATATCAGCTACCGACTTGCTATGGTCTTGGTGGCTGTGGGTACATATCGCACCCACAACACCTGTAATATTCCAGTTCAAACCTTTCTTAATCTCCTTGATGCCGATACCGCAATCAAGGATAAGTGTTTCTCCGTTATCTGCCTGCAACAGATAGCAGTTGCCACTACTGCCGCTTGCCAAACATTTGAGCTGTATCATTCAGTTCCTCCTTGTTTTTTATTATTTCCGTGACAATAGGTCTTAGTTCAGCAGATTGTTTGCAGTACCAATTATCAACATTGTATCTAAGATACCTTATGTAAGCACCTATGCTTCCTTTGTCTTCGCAGTATGGATTTTGCTTAACAGCTTCTTGAAGCCGCATCCTTAATGCCCTCGACTTTCCATTTAACTAAATCCGTCATACTTCCACCTCATCATCTTTCGGGAACTGAAAATAATTCTGTGTCATCTTATCGAAAGTAGTCTCCGACAAACTTCTTATGAATTGAGTGCCTTTTTCAGTATTTATTACTGTTTTGAGGAAGTCGACTTTCTCGCAATGTTCTCTTAACATTCGCATAGCTTTCTCTGTCTTTTCCTCGGTCGAGTACTCCGCAAGTGTCTGTGAATCGGTAATCAGATTACTGTTAAAGAAGTAAATCTTCTTGTTGAGCCTGATAACCGCCACATGCTCGTATGGCACATCTGTTGTTCCGTCCTGACTAATTATTCTCATGCTTGCCCTCCATGATTTCCTTTAAAACTGCACCAAAATCGCTATCGGTAGCGGTAGAGCACTTATCAGGGCATCCAATAGCCTCATTCAGTATCATATTAAAGAGTTGCTTATCACCATGGAGCACTTTTTCATATATCGCTTTGGTTAGAACTCCCCAATCGGCTATAATGTCCGCACCCTTACCGTCAATCATTACTATTCCCTTGTTACTAGTAATCATATAACCTCCTATTCCGCCGTCATAAATGGCGGTAACTCCGTCTGCTCTGTTGACTGCTCCTTGGTTGCTTCTATCGCCGTTGCACTGGAATTATCTTCTATGAACTCAACTGTATTAGAGTTCTCGTCAATCTCAGCCTGTGCAAGCTGATAAACTTCGTCCATTTCAATTTGTGCCTGTCTTGCCATTGGGTCATAATTCTTCGGAAACTTTCTTGTGGCATTGTTGCACATTTTTCTCTGAATCATACTCTCTGGAGTATCAAGCCAAGCACCGCTGATGAATGGTCTAGCGAGCTCACATTCAAGCATTTCATCCGCTGTCTTACATGTTCTTAATGCGTTAAGAATCTCGTCTTTTTTAGCCTTAATTTCTGCTTTCTGCTTCGGTGTAGCCTTATATCTGTCCTCGCATACCCCAAAGGTACTATTCATCATATTCTGCTTAACATGCGCCAATAGATTAACCTTAACGCTATCCCTATCAGCAGAGAGATATGTAACCGTGCCATCTAATAACTTAACAGGATATACAACTCTTACCGCCTTATCGGATAACCCTTTTTCTTCCCATTCTGGTTCTGTAATCAAAAGTCCTTTGTGCTTAGGTGGAATGTACACGTCGCCCTCCTTGATGACCCAATATGGATAAACTGTATCAACATTCTTTCCGTAGTTGGATAAGAGTGAATCGTAGCCAGCTCCCTCAATTCCCATTTCGACCTGCTTCTGCCATATATCTTTTTCTGTTTGTGGGTCAGTGCCTACTTTCACATTCCTTAACTGGAAATAACACTCCCTTGGGTATGCACTAGCATTGAGCTTTAAGCTTGCACAACGCTTTACAATCCCCCTTAAATTGCTTGTATCAAGATTACCCATATTAGTCTTAGGGTCATTCTTGACAAGATTGAATATGCTTGTCATAGCCTCCATGGCACACTCTTTCGCATAATCATCCATATTCATTCCGCAAGCCTTATAATCGTCAATAATAAGACCTGTCATAGCATTGCTCCACTCGCTCAATGATGTTGTAAATGCTTTCTTCTCTGCTACTGCTGTTGTTGTTTCTGCCATTACCAATCCCTCCTAATTTGCTTTCTTAATTCCATCTATACTGATTATAAACACCTGTGTTGTGTCTAAGTCCTGAATAAGTGCAAGTGTGCTGTCGAAAGTATCATGCTTAGCAATATTGCGGACAATATACTTCTTGCCCCTTAAAGGTGTTTTCCCAAAGACGTAGTTGCCTATATATTCTTTCAAGCCTGTCCAATCGGCATAAGCGATATACATTCCAAGTAAGTTTACAACGATAACCATATCCCCGACCTTAATTTCATCGTCCTCAATCATCTTGTCGTCTTTGCTCTCTGTCAAACGCTCAAACGCAAGCTTCGCACCCACATGAAAATCAAACTTATCCGTTGGATTGCAGTGTGCCTCAGCTCTCTTACCTGTGGACTTGTCAAGAGCTGTAACTATATTGCCATTGCGGTAAATCACAATAGTTTCCGTAGCCAAGCTGAGGTCATTCTCCTGTACAAACCAGCAATTATTTTCATTACTGTCTCTGTTCAGTGGGTAGCCGTTGTGACCGCCGTGCCAGTTCTCGAACTGGATTAAAAAATCACCGCATTGGTAATCAACTATCGTTCCAGTCATTCCGTAAACGCTGTCACTCTTATCTGTAACCGTTACTCTGTCCCCTATCTTGAATTTGCTTTTTGCCATAATTATCCCTCCACAATCTCTAATTTCTCGCTATCATTGACAATCAGCATAATCAACTGACTATCGACCATTTCAGCAACTTTCTTCTGATTAGTGTTGTCAAGGCTCTCACTATCATCTAAGATAATAGGTACTGACATACCGCTAATTTTCTGAATAGAGTTACAAATATCAACTCTGCCTAAAATTCTGTTGCCCTTGTTGCTCATAGTTGTTAAAATGCTCTTTCCGTCTACAGTAGGTATGCAACAACTCTTGTAATTGCCGTTCTTGGCATATTCAAACAACTGCCACTTAACTAACTCAAAATGGCTGTTTACTGCTTCTGTCAAGGCTTCATTCTTTGCCTTGTCCAGCTCGTCAAGTAAATCAAGAGTTTTTTCAGCATCGGTCTTATTCTGTTCCTGTGTACGCTGTTCTGCCCTTAATTCTTCAAGTCGCTGTTCGTCTCTCTCTGTGTTACTTTCAGCAATCTTCTGTTCAACTTCTGATAGCTGCTGCCTAAGTTCGCTTTCCTGTGCCTTTAATTCAGCCTTGACACTTGAAATATCATTAGCCTTGTGCATAGCTTCTTCTTTTTCGGCTATCTGTTGTTCAAGTGCCTTGTATTCTTCTGTTGCTGTCACATCAATTTCCTGTGGGAGTTCGGATAACTGCTTTTCAAGGTCTGCAATGGTTGTATTCAGCATTTCAAGGTTTTCTCTATGCTGTGGTAACTCTTTTTGTAAATCTTTAAGAATCTTCTTATTCTTATCAAGTTTGTCTTTAAAAAGGTTGCCATTGTATGTGATAAGCTTTAATTCTTCTGCCTTGTGGCTATCAAAATCGGCTCTTAACTGTTCTTTCTTATCTTCCTTATATTCATTACCGCAATAAGGACAGATAAGACTTGAGTCATCAAACTTACGCTCATTTTCTTCTTTCCACTTATCACGCTCTGTCTGTAAGTAAGCCTTAATGCTCTCAATAGCCTTTTCTGAACTAGCAATACAGCTTTCGGTATCAGCAATAGTCTTTTCAGTCTGCTTAACAAGAAACTTCTTATCAGCAATCTTATCCTCAATCTCTCGTCTAGCCTTGATATTGTCCTCATTAGCCTTGCGAACCATATCGCTCTGCTTGAACTTCAAATCAAGAATATCGGCACTAGCCTTATCATATTCAGCCAACAGCTTGTCATTATCAGTCTGCTTTGCAATGTAATCAGCAATCTGCTCTTTAAGGCTGTTTCTAAGCAGTTCAAGGTCAGATGTATCAATGTCAGACTTAATCTGAATATCTCTTTCCTTTTCCTTAATCTGTCCGTCAATAACAGGCGATTGCTTGTCAACATTAGACGAAATTAATTTATTCATTGAGCGAATTTCTTCGACGGTGTATTTTTCGAGCATTGTTACTAATTCTGCAAGCTCTTTTCTTGACCTTGCCATATCTAAGTCCGTAACACTTTCAATTAAGCTGAAAAGATATTCTCTCATTTCATCCGGCTTTCTACTGAGAAAAGCATTGATATTACTGCAAGCCTTAAACATCTTCATATTAATGCCTAGATACTCATTAAATGCTGTTAAAGTCTTAGGAACACTGTTGACGTAATAAGAGTTATTATCGCTGACAGTTGTTACAATTTTCCCATCTTTTACAGCTTCTTTATAAGTCCTCTTCTGCACTTTCTTCATGGTAATTTCCTTACCATCTGCATCCAGTACAAGTTCAACAGATACATCCATATCATCAACTGATACTCCGTCAACCTCTCTTCTAACAACCGGATTATCTTTCAACTCATAATCGCAGTTAAACAAGCACCACAAATACGCGGTTGCTATTGTTGACTTGCCGACACCGTTCTTAGCCATGAGCTTAGTAATGGCGTAAAAATCAAAATCCTTGCTTGCGTAACACATGAAGTTCTCAACTCTCATGTTCAAAAGCTTAATATTCATTCCTCTTAGTCCTCCTTCTGAACGGCTCCTGTAATCTTGCCGTCCTCAATCACAACCTCCATGTTTCCGGCTGCACATAATATCTGCAATTCATCAACATACATTGCGTTCAAGTCTGTGATAATCATTTTCGCTTTCCTCCTCTTGCAAATTTGTCTATGATTTTCTTTTTGTCTCCGTTTTTGCCGACAAGATAAAAATAAAAATCTGTCTCCTTATCAAGCATCCAGTCATCCGCATTAAGCCCATGTGAAGATGCTATAATTTTCTGTTCTCTTGTCAGTCGCTTAGGCTGCTTCATTCCCTTACTCTCACTCTCCATTCTTCCCACACACCGAACGCCAATGCATCAGCGTGATTCTCAAAATATATGTCAATCCTGTTACCCTTGATTGCACCACCGCAGTCCTCAGCAACAAATGTTCCGATTCCCTCAATATCCACTAGTGAGTTGTAAGGAATAACCGTAGGGTCTACCGCTATGGTAACGCCCTCAACGGCATAAGTTCCTGTTGCGGTTATTCGGTCATTCTTTCCACAACACTTCTCGCAACCGCAATATGCTGTAAGCGTGAATGTCTGCCATTCGTCCGACGCTTCCTCAACAGGACCATATATCGGCTTCTCTATGTAGTTGAGTGCTGTCGGTGCAACGCATATACATGCGGCGCACAAAATGCTTAGAATTGACATTATCCTCTCCCTAAAAACTTATTAACAAAATAAACTTGTCCTTTGCCTGTAACCTTTGTCGTGCGTGTAGTCCTTACACTTCCGTCCGGATTCTGCACGTTGCTTTCCTTGACCTCGAATAAGCCCTGTTCAACATATCTCTGCATAGGCATATTGTAAGAACTTCCGCTCTTGACTAAATATCCGTTGTTGCGTAACCAGTCAAACAACCGCTTCTGTCCTATCTGATAGCCGTTCTGACATATCAGCTTCGCCAAGTCTCCGACAAGAATTGAGGTCTTGCTCGTAGCCACAGCATCAGCAAAAATCTCTTTCGGCTTCATTCTCTCATTAGCTTCGATAAGCCTTATGTTATTCTCTTTCAAGCTGTCTATTGTCTGATTAGCAATCTTTAATGCTCTTGCCATTACCTGCTCCGGCGTGTTCCAAGCCTTTTCAACGTCTATAAGGTATTGCCTGCAAGCCTTACCTTTATCCGTTCTGCTCATAAGGCAGATGTGCTTTGCCATATCGACAGACAAGTTATAGTCCTGCAACTCTCTGTGTGCTCCGTTATTTACAACCGTACCTGAAAGTACACTTGTAAAATCTTCTCCCTCAACGAACCCCTGAGAATTTGTCTCAAACCAAGCACTAAATCTTTTCTCAACTCCAAGAGCTTCGTGCAGTTCTCTTGCTGATACAACCTGTGCATCAGCGTCAACTTTGATTAACTCGTTCATTCTTCTCCTTTCTTGTGTTATAATCTCCTTATCATTCAATAAGGAGGTGACTTGCTTTGCCAGTTGAACAAATTGTGTCTGCTTATGCTACCGCTAAGATTTGCGGTTATAACGGCTCTTTCGATGATTTCAAAAAACTGTACGTCCAATACTATTCGGAAATCATAAACTCCCTGCCGGCTGAAAAACCGCAATCAGCAAAAATTGAAGCGGCAATCAACCCTTTCCGTAGGTAGACTTGCTTCTAAAAGCTTCAATCACTGGCGTAATGGCGGTGAGAACTTTGATAGACAGCTCAATGTTAGTTTCTTCAATCTTCTTACCGCCATTTATAATGTCCTGATAATCGTCAATGACATCCATTGCTATGTGCTGTGCAAGTTCGTCAATCCCGATGTATCGGTTATCATCTTTCTTGACTATCACAGTTTTTCCAGTACTGTCTACAATACTGTATCTCTGCTTATCCATTCTTACTCCTTTCTGCTGTTCTCTGTGTCTGCGTGCTTGCTCTGCTGATTCTGCTCTGCCATGTTCTCGACTTTGCCAAGAATATAACCCTTGTCGAAATCTGACATTTTGGGAATTGCATCCTTGAGCTTCTCAACTATCTGCTTTTCTCTCTCACTCATGTAATCGCTCCTTTCTGTTGACCTTGTAAGCATACAATAGCACACTCTGTTAGCATTGTCAATACTTTTTGTTGACTTTGTTTGCATTGCGTGTTATATTATGATTACAGAAAAGAGGTGAGACAATGAACGAACGTATCAAGGCATTAAGAGAAAGCTTAAAGAAAAGTCAAGAAGAGTTCGGAAAAGATTTAGGATTGACAAGAAACTACATTTCATTAGTGGAAAATGGAAATAGAAATCTTTCTGGACAAACTATCAAATTGCTGTGTTCAATGTTTAATGTTAATGAAGATTGGCTGCTGACTGGCAATGGAAATATGTTTATTGAGAAGTCTAAAGATGAGCAAATTGCTGAACTACTTGGAGAAATTCAAAAAAGTGGTGAAAATAATTTTAAGCATAGACTTGTGAGTGCTTTAGCGAAACTCAATGAAAGTGACTGGGATAGCTTAGAGAAGTTAATAGACTTGATGACAAGATAAGAAAAACTGGGAGGTTTTAATTCTCCCAGTCTTTTTTTATTTTAAGAGTGTTTTTACATAAGCATATATTGTCTTTATCCAGTGAATGTTATTACACTTTTGTATCAGTTCGATTATCTTATGCTTGTAGTCCTCAATATCCTCTCCCAAAGTTCAACCCTCCCAAAATCCACACGTTACCAGTAGCGATGTATCCATTATAGAACATTAGTTCGATATTGTCAAGCACAAGGAACGGTGCAACGCCAATCACACCGCCCCTCGCCGAAGCTTGATGTTGTTCCAATCGGGAACAAGTTGAGGATAACACACAATCAACGCTAACTCACTCTCAATCGTAACCAAAAAATCGACAAAATACGCAGAATTACATGACGGTTTACCTTGATAATGTTGCCATGAAGTGCTTGAAAGACTATATTGCGTCAAGGAACGGCTCTAACAGCCTCAATGAGCCACTTTTTACTCAATGCCGTAGCCATGTAAATAATAATTTATCCGTCATTGGTGGATTATCCGCATTCGCAGTTCCGTTGTCTGTTAATACTGTTGCAGGCAAAGAGACGGAATATGTGCTTATCGACAATATACCAAGCGGCACATACATAATTAATGCACTGACGCATGTTGATAATGCCGATATCCCCGATGGTAAACGACTTTTTATGGCTATCGCAGATAGAGGCTACATTGGTGCGACAGCTATAGCAGGCAACCCTAAGAGTTGGCAGTGGGCGCAGACAATGTTCTTCAGGGGCACAGGTTGCATTCTCAGAATTATGTCCGAGTTCGATTTTGAGGTAAAGTTTAATATGAGTGTTTCCCTTATGCGTATCAAGTAAGCGTAAAATTTCCGCTAAACGGAATAATACCTACAAGCATATTAGCATTGGCTGTTGATGTTATGTTGAGTATAAGCTTATTAACAGTTACAGTTACATCTGGTCTTGCATTATTTTGTATGTTAATTATAGTCAGATTTCCACCAGATGAATATATATAATAGACATTACCCGATACGGTCAGTAACGCATGCGCACCGCTTGCTATGTTTGTACTAATGGTTACCTTTTTAACCCACCCTGTACCGACGATAATAGATTTTATATCAGCTAAATTATTATTTAGCGTAGTAATGTCACTTGTATTCTTAGCAATCGCTTCATTAAGTACTTTGCCTTGTGCCGCATCAAGAGCACTGCCAGTTGCGGTAGTTGTAAGATTATTAACCGTGTCCTTGAACGCATGAGGCTTAAGGTCGGAAAACCACTTCTTGACTTTACCAAACAGCACAGACAGCTTCTCGCCTGTGGATATGTTTGCTCTTGCTGTTGCTTCGGTAAATGCAACTGTTGCGTTAGTTGCATCACCATCATCTGCTACCGCCCCTACATCTGAGGCTGTAATATTTACATTACCTCGTCGGAATGTAGTTTCTTTTGCGCCCTTAATTCCAGTGACAGGAGTACCCGCAAGGCAGTCCCAATATCCGTCAACAGTCTTATATACGTTTGTGCCTGCCGCTTGGGTTACTCCTGCTCCCTCTTTAAATGTACTTGTCGTCACAAATTCGTCGGATATATTATACATGTCTCCTGCGCTTGCGACTGCAAGGCTGGGAAGTTGAGCAAATGTAATTGTACCCATAGGGCGCAACGTTCCCGCTAAGCCCTCAGATATAGCCTTAGACTGCTCGTAATAATACTTCGCACTATTACTATCACCTATTGCATATTTTTGTGCCTTAAGCGCGGAAGTATTTGCGTCCGTCGCATACTGCAATGCTGATTGTTTGCTTGATTCAGCTGATTGCTTGCTATCTAATGCGCTAGATGCTGATTTCCCAGCGTCAGACGCGCTTTTTGCCGAGGCTGTCGCATTGCCTTGTGCTTCATCCGATGCTATTTGTGCGATATTTTTTGCACTTTCAGAATCATTTTTGGCTGATTCAGCCTGTTCAGCAAATGTTTTTGCCGATTCAGCATCGGCATGAACTGTATCTTCGCTCGCTTTTGCGTTTTTCTCGCTCAGAGCTGCTGCCTTGGCACTTGATTCTGCATTTGCCTCAGATAATGCCGCTGCATCGGCACTTGATTGTGCTTTTGCCACTTCAACCTTAATTTTGGCAAGATAATTAGGCTCAAGGTATTCTTCGCTAATGCTACCTTCTTTGAGGGAAGCCGACACCTTGCCATTTGAATCAATAGTGAATATAACAGTGTCCGTATCCATGAACTCATACTGAGTAATAAGAGCCGATAAATCTATGTACTGCTTGGTTCCGTCATCAAGGGTGATAATAAGTTGCTCCGTATTCTTATCATACTCGAAGTTGATTGCAAGCTTCTCAAGCTTAGTATCTATCGTGAGCATGGAACCATTCTTCTTGGTCACGGTAAAAATGCCTGTTACCTCATCATATTTCACGTCTGCAACGAGCGTTGCAATCTCGGTTTTGCCCGCTTTATTAGCGTCCAGTTCAACAACTCTATCATCTACAAGGTCAAGAGCCACGTCATTCTTGTTAAGTATTCTTGCCGCAAGCGGTGTATTAATACTTGGGTAATCTTCCCAGTTAATCATTGTATGCGCTTTATTCATCTGATACCTCCTAAAATCCGAAGAAGCTTGACCACGACTTGAAGTGTTCTGTTCCTGCGTTGTCTGTCCACCATGCCCCTGCTGGGCTCATCCTAAAACTGTTACCCAAGTGAACAAACCCACTTTTGTCAACGCGAAAGTCCGGGTTCTCAACTCCACCATTGCCAAGCACCCACATACCATCCTCATTAACTACAACTCGATTGTTACCGAACGATACAGCACCGCCATTAATGATTGCGCCTATAAGGGTTGCAGCAGTAAGCGTCGCATTGATAATAACAGCTCCGTCAAGTTCTATCTTGTCGGCTTTAATCTTGACTTTTTCCGCTGATTGATTAATCTCAGATACGACCTCATTCTTAGCGACTTTAGTGCTTATCTCTTCGGATGTCTGTCTTATCTGAGAATACATCTCTGCTATCTCAGCCGGAGTGTCCGCCGGAGAAGGCTTCCATACAAGACTATTTTCGTTTGTCGTCACATATAGTCGTCTGTAGTTGCACTCATTCGTACTTAATAGTTGTACAGCCATTTTTGTATAGCCCGACGGAACTTTAATTCCGCCTGAAATATAGTCTCTCATCCAGAATCCAGACATAAATGTAATTCCAAATGAATCCTCGGTTATTGTGTTGCCTACATTATTCTTGAGTATCACCCGGAAACATGGTGTAGCGTCAGTTACAGTCACATTCTCGCGCATACGTTCAACCGATACAAACACTGTGCTATCGGCATCGACGCTAAAGAATGCTGTCACCGGATACCCTAAGTGCGTTGTCAGCACCTCATTATTAATAGTCGCATCTGCCTTATCACCCCACAGCCTATCACCCCAAAACTGCGTCCCCTCGAATATATTGTCGTAAGTTACCGTTGCCTGTATCTGCGAACGGACTTCACTTCTGATTTCGTCTGCCGTCTGTGTAATGGACGATTCAAGCGTTGTCTTGGTACTTTTAGCATCTTCTTTAGTTTCGTATGTCTTAGACGCATCACTCCTGATTTGCTCCGCTGTCTGTGTAATGGATGTTGACAACTTTTGCTCAACATCCACAATCTGTGATTTAGTTTCATCGACTGTCCGCGTAAGGGTGTTAATCCTGCCCTTGAGCTGCACAATCGACTTATTTACGCTGTTGACCTGCGAGCTGCGTAACTGTTCGCCGTCTGCGGTATAAGTGTCTCTTAATGACTGTATGCCCTTTAACGTGCGGTTAAGCACATAGCTCTCAATTATGGCATACTTAGTTGAGAGCCTAACAGCATCACCAATCTCAATGCACGGGTTCCCGATGCTCTCGACAGACATAGGACGGTATGTAATGCCCTTTATCTTGTTAAAGATGTTATTGACAATAGTATTAAGCTCTTCTGCACTTTTCCCGTATACCAAGAAATTATCTTCTATGATATAAGCATTAGTGCCGTCGCCCGCGATTGCTCCAATGTCATCTTCACTCTGTCTGATTTGTACTTTGTCAATGCCTTTAACGATGTAATCCTGATACTCAGCACTGATATAGTGGCTTTTTTTAATCGTGATTCCCTTTGGTTCAACAGGGAATAAATCTTCTGACGGATATAAATCTTCTGACGGATATAGCCCCTGTATGTCCTGAGACAAATAAATATACTCATACTGTCCGCCACGTCCTATATGCCCCATGCAACCGTTAATCTCGCATATACAATTAAGCACATCGGCACCGCTTATCTGCTCTGTATCTATGGACTTAGTTACTGTCATACTGTCGTTGACAAGCGTTATATCTTTTTGCACAATGCCGAAGTAAGCAAAAAAACTGCTTCTAAATGCTTTAAGCGTTGTTGTGCTGTCATCATTCGGCAACAATGAGTTATACCACTTCGCCACATCAGCGTTAATCATATCGTACAACGCATCGTAAGCCTCAATCTCGCGTTTTGTTCGGTCAGCCGTGGGTTTATCAGACACCACCTTATAACGCCCTAAAATGAACGGACTATCACTGTTGCCGTCAAGGATTATCTTGACAGTTATCCACTTGCCTTTCAGTGAAGTGAAAATGTTCGAAATTGTAAACTTAACCGCCGCCGCTTCACACGCCCCGAAAGTAAGTTCACTCTCAGAGCACAAGCTCTCAGTCAGTTCAAAGCTCTCTTGATGCAGCTCTGTGTTGGTGATTGTCACGGAGCCGTCACCTGTTGCAATAATGAGCTGTTTATCTACGTTAGGGGCGTAAAACAAATTCTGTAAACTGTAATCAACCATTGTATACACCCCCAATAAATGACATTCTGAATGAGCTGTAATGTATTTCACCGCCGTATGTGCCGTAAATCTGTGGCTGAAAATCCGCAAGATAGCCTTTCTGTGTCACATAATCGTTGTACTCAGGAATATAGGCGGTAATGATACATTCTCTGCCTCTTGCGCTTGTATAGTTATTGCGGATATTAGACATAAGCTCCTCCAGTTCGTCGCCTGTCAGCATGGCACGCACATCAAACTCAACCTTTAGTGCTTTCAATTCCACGGCGTTACGGTGCAAATAGCCGTTAGCGTCCGTGTAATCGTCTATGTCCTGCATGTTCACATAAGCCTTGTAGCTGTCAGCCTTGATAAATTTTTGCGGGATGATATATTCTCCCACCTTAACTAAAAAACCGCCGTATGCCACCTTTACCGCCTTTCTAGGGCATAATAAAAGCACCTATCAATGATAGATGCTAAAATGCTATGTCCTGTCCTGTCTTATTAGTAATGAACGCTCCCTTGTAGCCGGACGCTAACAGCCTGAGCCTTGTTGCCGTAGCACGCCAGTAAGCTTTGTATGCTCCAACCTGTACATGGTAGTTGCCCTCGTAATACTTGATTATTGTATCAAATCCCTTGGAGCGCACGCCTCTTGCCATGTTCACTGCGTAAACCTTGTTCTCGAAAGCTCCGACCTGCACACGATAGTACTTGTCAGTGCTTGCTTCAACCTTAGGTGTCTGATTAGGTAAATCAGCGTTGATGTATGGTGTCGGGTCTACCCAGTCAAACTTGGAAGTGTTCATAAAGGAGTTAGCTCCCCAGAAATCACTGGCGTTGACAGTATAAGGCTTTACCATTTTGCGGAGTTCAAAATGAAGATGGATGCCCGTTGAGCGACCAGAAGTCCCAACAACGCCAATCACATCACCACGCTTAACAACATCGCCTGTCTTAACCCTAAGCTCTCTCATGTGTCCGTAGCCAGTCACATAGTTGCCGTTATGCAGAATCCATACGGCATTGCCATATCCGTCACCGTTACCAGCGTAAAGCACTGTGCCGTCTGAATGAGCCACAATGTCGCTCTGAATGTATCTGTTGTCCTTTTGCGGCACAAGGTCAATTCCCTGTGCATAACCGCCATTCTTGACTGCTTCAACGTGCCGTGCGTAGTTTTGTGTCACAGCATAGCCCTGAACTGCAAATACTCTGTTACCGATATTCATAGTTTTATCCCTCCATGTGTCTAATTTATCTAATAAAAAAGACAGCCCACACGGACTGCCCTTTATATTATCTATATAATTTACTGTATTTATTAATATATATATTTATATATAATATATATACATATTAATCTTATCTATACTATTCTTATCTAATCTAGGTTACGCTTTGTTGACAGAATGTATACAGATTTTAGTATAGTAAATCGTAAAAGTAATTTTAATTAAAAACAGCACCCCATTTCCGGGGTGCCATCTTTTCATTTATTTTCTTCCTCAATCACTTTAATCAAGTCATTCAACCACCATGTAGCCATTGCCGATAATTGAGGGAAATAGTCCACAATATCAAGTGGGTACTGCGGTGCGTGTCCTGTTTCTTCCTCGTATATCTTCTTCGCCGCATCTAGGTCATATTCTTCGCCTATGCGCTTTAAGAGCCTATGGCAAACGTATGAAAGCTTGCAATTCGTCTTATATGCTACCCATTCAAGGTTGCTTCTGTTGCGCATATACCAACTCTTGACCTTAGGCACCAGTGTATTGCTTGTGTTGTACTTGGTGTCCTCAACCTGCACCGGTGCAACCGCTGTCTGTGGCTGTGCCTTAGCCTTAAAGTATGCGTTTACAAGCTGTCGCTGTACCTGCCATGCTAAATCATCTTTGAGGGATTTTACTACCATCAAATACCCCATTTCTGTCAACAAAACCACATCTTCAACTGTTTTATTCGATATATCCACGATTTTGTGTGTACGAATTTCGTTCGCACAAACTCTAAAATAATCTTCACCCTCAACAAAACGAGTTCTATTTCTGTTGAAATTTCTTCTTGATGTTCCATCTGGTCTATGGTGCACTGTGTCAATATCCTTGAATGTCACAACTCTCTGACCGTTGTACTCACGGATTGCCAGCTCTGTTCCCTCAATCTTTACAAGCTCTGCCATTATGCAACACCTGCCTTTCCTTTTGAGGTAAGTTCATAGCCGCCCATGACACGCCTTACGCTCTTGTCATTCATAGTAGCGGCGAAAGCTGCGATACCGTCTAAGTACTTCTCGTTATCGCAATCCAAGACAACCTGCATAATGATTTTTCTCAACTGCTCCTTCCTGCACTCGCAAAGCAGTCTCATGTTTTCCTCGTCTACCTTGTCAAATTCTTCTTTCCAGTTAATTCTTGCCATATCATACCATTCCTTTCCAAAAAAACCTTGATTTTCCGCAAAAGGAATGATAGTATAGATTTATCAATTCCTTTGCGGATTGGTGTACTAGAGTGGTTGCTTGACCGTCAAATCATTAGCAACCGCTCTATTTTTTTATTGACCTTTGGTACTCGCTTTCTATACCATTTCTGACAACATCTGATTTTGTGATATTCAGATTCCTTGATGCAATTTCCAGTTTCTCAACCATATCATCATCAAGTCTAACTCTGAGCATCGTGTCTTTGTTGTTATCAGTCTTAGGTCTGCCTGTTCTTGGCGACATTTAATCACCTCTCTTCTTTTTGTCGCTACAATAAATATAATACTGTCGCTACAAAAAGTCAAGCACTTTTTTTAAAATATTTTTGCAAACAAAAAGGAGCTTTTCAGCTCCTTTTTGCTTATTTCTGATATAACACAATAGGTTCTGTCTTTTCTAGTGAATTAAATCCAAAACCATAACAAATAAATCTTGTCTCAATATTTTCAATATCAGATATTGGACAATCCTTTGCGTTGTCGGAACTTATCCTCATTCCCTCCTTAGATTTCTTTCCAGCCGCAATGTCACAAGAATAAATTGGGTCAACCATGTAACCGTTTATAGACATTTCTCTTGCTTGCACTGTCATACTTTGGTCTGTCAAGTTCTCTACTGTGACGATTATATCATAGCTGCCATCGCTATATCTCGTTTTTTCAACACCGTTATATTCCACTCTTATGTATTCATCCTCATAAACTATGTTTTCATTAGTTGATTGCTTTGTTTGTTCTTCTTTATCTGCCAAAACACTATTAGCCCTTATCGATTTAGTAAGATCTGTGAAATCTTCTGAATAGTCATACGGCGTATAAACACTTCTTAAAAGTCCAAAACTGTAATAATAGCCATTATACATAAAATTAAGAGAATCGCAAAGATACCTTTCACCATCTATTGTATATTCCATCTTAACTTTTATAGCATCACCTGTGTTTATCTGTATATTATTTTTTTCTATAAGCATAGAATCCGTAGCAGCTTTTAACATTCCGTCTACAAACTCATCACTATTTTCAATAAAACTATCACTTATACCATCAACATCAACTCTGCTATTAATTGCAAGCATTATATCCTCATAATAAAAATATGTCCAATCTCCTTCTTGACTTACTTCATCTTGAAACACTATTGGGATATCAAAACAAATATCTTGTATTGTCCTTGTCGTCAATTCGCCGTCATAAAGTTTACCGACAATAGGTTGAGTTTTCAGGTAGTCGGCATAAGTATAAATATTTATCCATTTTTCATTTTCTAGTGCTTCAATCCTTACTTTATCTATTTTATCTAAATCTTCAGTTAATATATTTATGACAGGCAGATTTACTACATCAGAATACCCGGCATACATGCCAAATGCTCTTACATTTTTTTCTGAAATATCCAATTTTTCTTCAGATACAAACGCTACGCTCCATCTGTTGCCATCTTCCTGCTCGACAGTTAATGAAATAATCGGGAATTCCGTGTCGGCTAACTTTGTTTGATTTAAAACTTTACCTTCAATATACACATAAGTTCCGTCAAGCCCATTTTCTGACGCATAAGAATTAAATTTATCATAATCAGCTACTTCAAATCCGTCTATGTATTCTCCTGCCTTACTTTCGGTTTCAATGTTTTTACTTTCCGTAGTTGTCTCATTTACTGTTTTAGGAACATTTTCAGAAGCTTTTTCCGTTAGTAGTTCTGTAGTTGTTTCTGCCGGTATAGTTGTCTCTGCATTATCCTGAGGACTATTGCAACCGCAAACCATTAAAGTGACAGATAAAACAACCACTCCAACTTTAAGTGCTTTCATAATTATCTGCCCTCCTTGCTTTCAAAGTGCTTTCTGATTGCGTGGACATCAAAGCAAAGTCTTATACCCAAAAATAAGCAAAACAGGCTTAAAAAAATGCCTATTATCCACAATAAAATCATAAATCTGCCAGTTAAAGCCAAAAATACACCTAACAAAAAAGCTAAACCAAGCAGTATGGATATTACATTTATTTTAATATCCTCACTGTCTTTGCTTTGATTGTCGGTTTTAGTAGTTTTTTCTTCCATATAACAATACCTCCCATATTTGTGTAGTGACTTAATACTACTACTTTATGGGAGGTATGTCAATTTATGCTACAAGTAATTTTTTGGTCGGATTGGTGATGAAGTTCTTTATATCATCATATCCCCAGCCGCAATTTACAAGACCGCTGACAATCATTTCTATGGACTGAACTTTCGCAAGCTCCTCAGCCGTAAAGCAGTCCCTTAAATTAGCCTTTTTGTCAATGCCGTATTCTTCCCTTAACTGCTTTGCTGTTTTGCCGAATATCACCTTATAAATAATGTCGGTATATGTGGAATAAGCGTGTCCGTGCATACGCTCATTCTCATTTGACTGCTGGATAGCCTTAGTGAGTGACTGTCTTACTGCAATGCCCTTTTCACGCTCAATTAGTTTTCCTGTAAGAAGCTGTTCCATCGCATTAAACTGATTGATATAAGCCAGCTTAAACTTCATAGCCTTTTCGCCTGTATACCCCATTACCAAAAGTGTAAATCCGTCTCTGTTCATAAGGTACATTGGATTTTTCTTGCCGTTTGATGCAACGTAATCACTTTCGTAGAATAGCCCCGAAAATTCGGTGCTACTAATTTTACTCTGTATAGCTCTTATTTCCTCTATAACATGGTAATGTTCCTTTTCAAAAGTTTTTGCTACATCAAGACTGCTAACAACAGTTACCTCTTTGCTTTTACCGATTTTTCTTGTTTCTACTAACATAGTATCATTCCTTTCTGTTGATGATTTTTTTAATAGAAAACCCCAGCAAACATAATCTGCTGGGGAACTATTGTTTTAGTTAAATTTAAAATGTGTAAGCGTCTCGCCCTGTGCGCCTGAAATAGTCTCTTGCATAATCTCTTGACGCTTTTCCTATATCGTCTTTGGTTATGCCGTATTCCTTTGCAAGAATACGCTGTAACAACTGGTTCTGCTCTCTCAACAGTGCGTTAGTTTCTGCATTGTCAACGCTTGTGTTGGAATTGTAATAATTCTGCGTTGTAGTGCTTGCCATAGGGCTAACAGTCGGTGTACTGCTCATATAGTCACTATACAACTGCTGTGGGTGTACAGCTTCAACAACACCAAAGCCAAAATCCTTTGCCGACAACTGCGTTGCCTCATAAAGGCTCTCCATGCCATCTTTGAAGCCCTCTGTGGTGTAGGCACCAAGCTCAAACATCACCCTTGATGGTGAATGGATGTCAAGTGCTTTCTGCATCGTTGTAGCCACATTAGCCGCTATCTCATCAACCTTAGAGTATAGTGTGGTTTCCATAGACGATAAGCCGTTCATAAATCCGTTCATTACTTGGACACCTACACTTGGCATACCAACAGTTACTTTATCAGCAAAAGCAGTACTTGCCATTCCTCCAAGTTTTTTCATTTTATCTGTCACTGCTAAAGTAAGCGCTTTAATGCCTTCCATATACCCTAATATAGAATTTTGACCAATACTATTAAAACCCGATGACGGTTTATCACCTTGCGAACCTTGAGCCTCCATAAAAGTACTAAGGGATAAGTTGGCAAGTCCGGCTACTGGCTTAATAAGCTGTTGAGAATTGCTATTTACACCGCCAACATAGCCAGTAACGCTTGACTCTCCTACATTTTGCATTTTTGTATTTACATAATTCGGTAAATTTGCCGTAGCATCGCTTATTATACTTTCGTAGTTGCTTTTAAGAACATAAACCGGTACTTCTCCAAATCCTATATATTTTTCATCAAATAGTTCGCCATAAATCTTTTTAGCCGCTTCTCCGGCAAAAGGTGTAGCTTCAATACCAAGCTGATTAAATCCTTCTTGGATTGCTTTGCTTGTTGGATTTAACACATCATTTTGCCATTTGCCAATGACTTTATTAACATATCCTGTTTCTGTTGTAAACGCTTTAGAAAACCAGTTTAAATTTTCGTATCCCTCAGTTGCTTTTTCAATTACAGATGGTAATTGTTCAAGCAAACCATATTGAACAGCATTTGCATATTCTGTATAAGCATCGTTTATTTGTTGAAGATTTTTGTCTAGGTCTTTGCCGATATAACTATCAATTATGTTTTGGGATTTTTCGCTAATTTCTTGACCTTGTTTTTCAGCGTTTGCTTTCCATTCATCAAATGTTTTGTTGAAATTTTCATTTGCGGTTTTTACTGCGTCAACCCCATCTTGCGCCGATTGAGCCACTGCATTTATATCGGTCGTAAAACTTTCTACATCAAATTTATTGTCAGAAATATATTGCGATAAATCAAGTGCTTTACCATAAGAAGCAATCTTGTCAACGGCAGTTTCTGCTTCTGTACCGGTTAATGATAGTTTTTCTGCAAGAGGAGTAGCTTTTTCGATAAACTCATTCATTGAAATTTCACCGTTATCTAAGGCAGTCATAAGTCTATCGTATTCTTCTCTTGTATCAGCTAAAGAATTTAACATGCCTTCTTGAACGCCGTATAATTCGCCTAAAGCATTTGCTACGGCTTGAGGTGTTTCGCCTCCAAGTGCTTCTGTCGTATCTGAAACCGCTCCAAGTATATATCCAACAATTACATCGTATTCCTGTTTTAAAACACTTTCGGTGTCGGTTTTAAGTTGCTCGAACGCAGACTTAAATCTTGGTATTTCATCTTCGACATTCTTAGCTCCGCTTTCAACGGCTGTATATATTGTTCCAATGCTTTCAACAGTATCGGCAATATTGCTTTTTACAGTGTCAATTTCAGATATTTTTTGAGTTGTTTCTTCTGCTTTTTCTTTTACATTATCAAATGTGCTGGTTGCTTTTTGGTTAAACTCTTCAAGCGTAGCTCCTCCCTCTATAGAAAGTGCTGAAATCATCGAGCTTTGTTCTACTTCATCTAAGCCTTTTTTAATTCCGCTTATAGCCGCAACCACGCCTGTTATTCCTGCTATTGCAATGCCTGCCGGTCCGAAAGCAAGATACATTGCACCAGCTGCCGCCGCACTAACTCCGGCAATCTTGCCAATGGACAATAGCATATTGTCACTACCAACAGTGAGGTCATTGAACGCATCTTTGAGCACAGTGAACTCTATTGCTGTTGACGCAACACCAATAAGTCCTTTCTGAAAGCCTGTGAGCTTGTTTCTCAGCGATGTTATGCTGTCATTAATACCTCTCCATAAGCCTTTGTTTTGAATGGAAGTTGCTAAATTCGTGAACGCTGTTTTGACCGCTGTTACCTTGGACGAAAGATTAGGAAACATAGTAGCAAGTGTGGCTGTTGCTGCCGCATCGCCCGAAAGCGCAAGGGCTGTATTATTAACAACCGTTCCAAAAGCCTTGAAATTTGACCAAAGTTTCTTAACGCCCGTCACGAACTTACTTGCTGTGATAGCTTTAAGCAATCCCGGCATAGCCATGAACGATACAACAACTGTTTCCAGCGGTGCGGCTGTGAACATTCCGGCATAAAACTCCAATGCACCCTTGAAACCTTCCCATAAAACCTTAGCCGCTGATTTTAATATCTCCGTCCAATCAAGTCCGGCAAGGTATTTTCCTACATTTCTGCCGATTGTAAACCAAGGAACATTGTCTATTGCGTCAGCAACCCAGTTGAATAAGCCGCTGACAAGTGATGATGTATCTTGTCCTGCTGCAAAGAAATCTCCCGCAACAAAATTTTTAAAAATACTTTTGACAGGAGATAAAGCTTTAGTTATTTTATCAGCCCACACCTCAGCTTTATTCTCCATCTTATCGAAGGCATCGTTCCATACTTTTTCATATTCTTCCGTAGCCTTAACAATCTCGTCCGTGAGGTCAATCGTATCACCTGTGCCAGCGGAAGCACTGCTTTTATTCTCGCCAGTACTAATATTATTAAGTTCGTCAAATCCACGAACACCCTTTTGTGTCTTGTCAGCCGCCTTAGCCACATCGTCATAGCCATTTGCTATATCCTCTAAGCCGTCCGTGGTGTCCTTATAACCGTTCTGCCCGAAAGCATCAAAATCAATCTTGACACCCATAAGGCTTGCAATGCCCACAAGCATACGTTTAATCGCGATTGTTGTGCCATTGACAACAGGCATAACCTTTTGAAGAACGGGTATAAAAATCTGCCCTAATACCATGCCTGTCTCTTTGATGTTCGTGTTGAATTGCCTAATCATGTTACTTGGACTGTTTATTGTATTAGACAAATCACCCCATGAAACTTTTGACTGCTGTAAAATACTGAGAACACGTAACTGCTGTTTTTCCATCTGTATCATTTCGGATACAGATTTTGATATCCCTAAGTTGTAAGCATATGTCTGCAATGTGGCATTGGTAATATCAATACCATACTTATAGAGACGGTTTGTTATCGTAAGGCTTTTTATCCTTACTTCTATACCATTATAGTATAGCCCAGCATATCTTTTTACCACAGCACTCTGCGTGCTGTATTGCCCGATAGTGTGACCTCGTGGAAGAATTATATTCTATAATATCTCAATTATAGGTTCATCTTCTATGCGTTGCCCCTGTATATCATTTTGCCGATATACTTCGGTTCGGATTGTGGTTGCAAACCATTTCCCCGCTTAATTTCACACTTTTTATCCATAGCCTACTTGGCAATTTCGCTATGGTGGGTAATGTTGATTGCTACGCATTTATCACGCAACCAACAATTCTGCCCTTGATTGACCGATTAAGCCACTTTGTAAGTTTGTTGCTACCGTTGAGTAATTAACATTAAAAAGAGAACTTATATCGCCTGCAAGCATTGTCATTGACTTTGCTACCGCCGTGGTTGTCTCTCCTGTCTGTCCAAGTGAATTAGTCACCGAAGCAAGCTGTGACGCAAGCTCCGTAACCTCTTGGATATTCAAGCCTAAGTTCTTTGCGCCGTCTGCCGTGAGCAAGCCACCCTCAACATCAACCTGTAATCCTGAAAGCTTGCCCAACAAGGTGCTTACCCTGTCGGAAAAGCTGTTTGCATAATCCGTAGCGTTGTCATAGCCGTACTTCTCAAAATCTTTGCCCCATTCGGAGCCGATTTTGCCAAATGCAACCGCATAGTAGTTGAACGCCTCAATGTAATCCGTGGTACTTTCAATAGACTTCCACAAGCCCTTAATGCCACGAACAACCATAAAGTATGAAGCATAGAATTTACCGAACGCCTTATCCAGTGACCATGTGCTTTTGGTTGCCGTCTGTGCGCTTCTCTGAACCCCATTTAGGCTTCTTTGAATTGTCCGTGAAGCAGAACCTACCCTCGAGCCTTGGCTCGCTAAATTCGCCAATGCGTTAGTCATCTGAATGACGTTATTGCTTACTGCCGGTGCACCTGCAAGCGTTGTGAGTAAGTTTGTGAGTGAAGTTGCCAACTGCGGCATATTAGTGATTGCGGTCTGAACGCTCTTGTTACCAAGCTTTGCTATGTTTTTAGCGACCTCACCAATCTGTGCCGCATTTTCAGACACCGCTGTAAACTGATTAAATGCACTTGCTGTGGAATTAAGTGAGCTTGCAACTGCATTAAGCGCCGAACTGTCAACATGTGCTATTTTTCCGATGTTTTTAGCAAGTCTTGAGAAGCTTGCCGTACCTACATCGTTAATGGCTCTCATGGACGCACTTAGGTTAGTGACGTTCATTGACAACGTATTAAGTTCTGAACCATTAACACGTCCAAGTGATGTTGCGAGGTCGCCAAGCTTGGTTATAAGGGTTTCAATGCTGTCATTCGCTTTTTTGGCGTTCGCCTGCAACCCAATCTCCAAACTGTCAACTTCTGCCATTCTCTCACCTCCTCGTCATAAAAATAAAAGCGGCACAGATTACTCCGTACCGCCTCCTTCTTTCTTATTGCGTTCAAAGCTCTCTTGCATACCCATAAGTTGTGCAAGTAGCTCCTGCCTTTTTCGTTCTGCAAGCCGTTCTTGCTCCACTGGGTCTTGTGCAACATATATAGCCTGTTCAGGATATTCAACCTTATCCTTGCCCCATGCACCGCCTCTTGTACCGATGATGATAGCCGGCAAGCCGTATTGTCTTGTCCATAGCCATACTTCCTTGTCTCGTTCCTTACGTCTAAGTTTCTCACCCTCTAGGCAATAGCCTAAAGTTTTAGGTGTGAGTTTTTTAAATTCCTCAAGACTTATGCCAATGGAAAACGCAAGCGGGAAGTATTCTTCCCATATCAGTTTGTGGAAATTTACTTCTTTCCCTTTGCTTTCTGCATCTGCTCCAGTTGCTCCGCCGCCGACTTGTTCATCTGCTCGATTGTCTCCTGCAGACCGCTCAAAGCGAAAAAACCATCGTCCTCCATGCACTTCTTAATGTCATCAAATAACTGATAATAACCGTACTTGCTGTCGGTCTTTCTCTTATGTTTAATATATTCTCGTGTCAGAGCCTTAGCTTCTGCCTTAGTGACCTGATTATGCTGTAAGCAGCCGGCATAAAACGCCATGTGACATACTTCGCTGTAATCAGCAACCATCTTACCTGCACCGTTAGACATTGCGGTGATTGCGTTACCGCTCTCTTTATAAATGTATGCTCCGGTCATATAATCGAACATCTTCTGTACGATGTCCTTATTCTCAGCGGCATCAAAGCCAAACTCTAACTTATATTCCTTGTTATCAATATCAAATGTTATCATTATGCTCTCCTTTTCCTCCTATGTTTTCCATAGGAAAAGGGGCAGTCCGTAGACCGCCCTTTTCTGTCAAATAATCACTTACTTGCCATACATCGACAAGTAATCATCGGCTGTATCGTCATTCAGTACAGCCATATTAGCTGAATGACTTACTATTCCCCCGGTGTAAGCTCCACCTTGGTGTCAAGTCCTTTGTATTCCTCGATTACGAGGTTGAACTCGACTGTTAACAGACCATTCTGGTCGATTGTAGGATGCGGAACATCCTCTGGCGGTTGAGCAACAACGAAAAATCCCTTGGTAATACCCGGAATTACAGTCTCGAACCACATACGCTTGCCGCCTGTTAATGCCTTATATGCAGACATGAGTGTCTCCCATTCTGCCTCTGTCGCATCGGTAAGGTTAACTGTAATAGTCCATGTTCCGCCCGTATCAGCTCTGCCTTTTATGTTTCTTGTAATTGCATCTTCAAGAGCAGATGCGTCAATGTTCTCTTGGTCGATACTAATTCCGGCAATGGAATTAATTCTGGTAAGTTGTGTGAATGTTGTCGGTTTAGTTCCGGCTGTTGTTTCAGTGCCGTAACCAAACGTAACACCTAATGTAGATATACCTGCTACTGCCATTTTTTTGTCCTCCTATAAAAATGAAAATAAAAAAAGAGCCTTAAAAAGCTCTTAGTTATAACAATCTGTCATTTGCACCGATAACGCGCCCGAAACGCGCGGTGCTTCTGTAAATTTTGTCTGCGTATGAAGTTTCTGGCATCGGTTTAGCCTCGAACCGCATATCCTTGAATACCTCAGCAATCTCACTCATCACCCAACGCACATCCGAACTGCTTGTGTTAGTTGTGACATCAACTTGAAATGTGACAAGTAAGCCGTTAATGGATTGCCCGTCAATCGTTCGCCCTTGCTCTGTCGGTGCCAACATGTGGATGTAGACTGTTGGGAATGTCGGTGAACTGTCACTCTGCCCCTTGTCGGTAAACAGCAACTTGGGGTATTTCTTCTTGATTGCTGAATATGTCTTAGCCTTGACAATCGAATATATTGTGCTTTCAATGTCATACGCCCATGCGTTTTCACTCGCCATTAGTCCTTGAATACCTCCTTTGCTGTGCTGATAACGATTGACCTAAGCTCATTCGCTGTGTTGTACATGAACGGTCTTGACGGCATACCTTCTGTAAAGTACCAGTTGCCATCCTTACCCTTATAAAACCAACCATAACGCCCGTCTGCAAGCTGCCTGATTGTCTTACCACTTGCATACTCCCAAGTAACGCCCTCAGGCAATGTACCTTTATACGGTTGAGCTTTGCCGATAACGCCCGTACCAAACTCAACAAAAATAGCGTGTGAGCTATCTGCTATAACCGCCCATACGCCGCCGCTTTTTGTCGCCCCTCTGTATTCAGAATGAATACTTGAGAGCAATTCGGATGTGAATATTGCGTCAAGGTCTGCAATCTGCACTCTTGCGATTTCTACGCCCTTTTCTGCAAGCTTTTCTGCAAGAAGCTGGCATTTATACGTCAGATAATCTTGATAGCTCTGTAAGCCTTTTATTGCGTCCTCAATGGACTTCTGCGAAAATACATTAACAACAATCTTGTGCTTTGCCATCACTTCACCTGAGCTTTCAGCATGTACTTTGTGGAGGTTAAAGAAGGCTTTACTCCGACGACAATGAAATCCGCTGTAATCTCGTCAACATGAACCTTATCCTCGTCCTTGTAGCCAATTTCACTATCAAGCCATATAACATCACCTTTGCTCAATGGTAGCTCGTTGCGTTCTGTCAGCATAACTGCATCAAAGTCTGCCACGTTAAAGCCATACTCTTCTGCCTGTGCTTCACCGCCGCTAAAGGCGATATTTGCTTTGAAAGCAACCGGCAGTGAATAGCCTATGTATTCCTCCTTGATGCGCGGTATTTTATTACCATCGTCATCAAGATACGGAATAAAATTACCCTCGCTGTCAGTGTAGCCCTCATAGATTATGTTGCCCTCACTATCAGTCTCATAAACAACTGTACGCTGTCCTTGCCGAGAATACTTCATGTTCTGCTTATTAATGTCAAGCATCTTTCTTTACCTGCTTGTAAATCTGATTTACGCCTGTGCTTGACAGCCCCGACACTATGCCGACCGCAATAGCATTGAGAATGTCATTTGCCGGGAAATCAGGAATCACATACATACCGATAATACCTAAGATACCGCCTGCAATACCTACGATTATGGGAATGTAGTTGTCCTTAATCTGTGGGATTGCCTTAACAGCTAATCCGATTAAGTAAGTGATAACAACGATTGCAACTACTGTTGATACCTGTGTAATATCCATCAATCCTTACCTCCTGCCTTGCCTAAATGTAATGCCTGTATCTCGTTATACATCTTTGTCACCATGCCATTGCCGCCCAATGCGTGATATGCATTGTACATCTCAACGAAGTTGTCATACGCATAAGAAGGTATTTCACCCAACTTCATATACTTGTCGTGGTATTCAATGAGCTGCACACGCAAGAGCAACATTGTACCTTTGCTGTTTGCGTCCTTACCTTTCTTCTGCTGTTGCAAAAGCCATACTATATATCCGAGTATTACAGGTAATGCGATTGTATATGTCTGCAATAATAAATCTTTCATGCCATTTCTCCTGTAATCGTAAAATTGGCACACCGCCCACCACCCTTAATGTGTGCCGCCTGCTAACATATTGCCGACATCAGCAAAATGCTAACGCACAATCTTCTATAACACTTTAGCAAATGGAAATACCCCAACAAATAAGCTATCTCTGTCTCTCCAAGTTCTGTTTACGCCATTCTCATTGTAACTTGACATAAATGCTTCGCCTGCCTGTGAATGGTCATAGACCGCAAGATTAACGATAACACTTTCAAATTTCTTTAAATCTTCGGTTATCATTTCATCTGTGTAGCTGTCGGGGTAGTTTCTTCTTGCCTTTACATCTTCTGCAGCTTGCTTAATGAGCTGTTCGATTATCGGGTTATCTTCTTTGCTATCGAACACTACCACATCAGATGTAGTTTCATCATCATTTGTGACTGTATCAATATGAAATTGTTTAAGTCTGATTTTGACCTGTTCTAATGTGGTGTATAGCATACATAAGCCCTCCTACAATCCGAACTTCTCGATTAACAGCTTTTTAAGCTCCGCACCGCTTAACAGCTCAGCACCGCCGATACCCTGTGTCTTGGCAAGTTCCTGTAAGTCCGCTGTAGACATGCGGTTAATATCTGTCTTGGTGTAATTAACAGAAGAGGAGACAGTCTGTTCTGCCTCCTCTATCTTGTCGCCGGCTTTATACCATCTGCCGTTATATTTAACCGTATTCTGTGCTATCATAAGCACACCTCCTAGATAACCTTAATTACAACAACGCTATCCATTCCCTCGAATGTAGGAAGTCCAATCATGGATACTACGCAATGAGTATTGATAGGATGATTTGTGGCGTATGTGTAGACAGAAATACCAGTCTCAACGATAGATAAGTTTCCGTCTGTAAGGCTTCCGCTTCTTTCCTCAGGTGTCTTGCCAAATACATAATCGCCAAGGTATACACCGGCAGACTGTGCCGACACAATACCTGTTGGAATGAAGTACTTTGACTGACCATCCGCCGGGTCAATATACAGTTTGTCATACACCTCAATCTCGATGCCGTAGCCTCTAAGATATTCGACAACCTGTCCCTGCTGTAATCTAATACCGCCGTTATAAGCTGTGATACCAAGTACCTGCTTCTTAGTGTCCTCTGCATTGAGAACCATCTCCCATGTCTCTGTGTTCATGGAAAAACGTGTAAGAGAATAGCCGGTTTTCTTAGCAAAATCTCTTCTTGTCTTGATTAAATCCGCAAGTGGCGTTGCTGTAGCCGGAACATTCCACTTGTCGCTTGAACCGGAAATCTCAACGAAGTGGTCTGCCTTGTGCGCGGCTCCACTATCAGTTGTATACTCGACAGTGTATTTACTCTTGCCGATAACAACATCAATCTTAGGCACGCCGTCCTCAGGTGCAAGCAAAGACCATATCTGTCTCTCAGGTACAACCCTTGCGCCCTCGATAAGGTTCATAGGCTTCTTGCTAATCTCTCTGAGTACCTGATTAGCGAGGTTAGAGTTCTCGGCACTTCTGTAGTTGTCGTACTCCTGTTCCTCTTTCTCTGTAACCATGTATGATTCACGGTAAAATGGCATCTCGTTCTGAATGTCAGAGAATCCGCCAACATCCCTTAACTCTGCCTGAGCGTCAAAGTTAGATGCCTTTAACGATACTGGAAGTCCACTCTTGCCCTTGATGAATCTAAGGTCAAGCGAATCCTGCTTCCTTGTACCAAACTTCTGTCTGCCAAGATAAGGGGCAGAACCTAATGTCTTCTGATAATTATTCCACATTACGCCGAGGCTTCTCGCGGTAAATGCTTCTGCTAATGGTAATGCCATAGTATTTTAACCTCCTATAATTACTCTGTTATTGGATTTGCACCGTAGAATGTTACTCTAGGTGTTACTTTCCTAGCCGCATCTGCTATTGTTGGTGAAAGTGTCTTGACCTTTTCCCAGTCAATAGTTCCCTGATATACATAAGTTCCCGGTGCGTCTCCCTGCGTTACGTCCACATCTTCAAGCAGATAACCTAAGCACTTGTTATCATTGCTTGGGAATGGTGTTCCTGCCGGTACAATCTTTCTTCCGTTTCCGTCTGCCACCGACACCATAGACTGCGGAACTACACACGCTGCTCCCTCGTAAGGAAAAAACTTTAAAATGCCTTTACTCTGTGTAAAGTCTCTTTCGATAGGCTTACCCATTGCCTTTTACCTCCTATAACTTGTAATAATCTCTTGCCTCAACGCTTGGGGCTGCCGAACCAAAACTAATTGTTTCAGCGTTTGCTACATCGTCAGGCTTTGCTTTATTCTGACTGCCAGCACCGCCGCCACCCGGAACATCTGCATTTTTAGCAATTTCCTGAATCTTAGCCTGTACTGCTGCCGTCTCTCTTGCGGTGATAATCTCTGACATGGAATCAATAGCTTCTCTAGCAAGTTCGAGATTGTCCTGAAATCCTGCTAACACCTTGTTTGCCTGTTCGCCTGTCAAGCCCTTTTCTGCCGCATAAGCCCTTATGTCCTTCTGAATGTTCTCACGCTGCAAGTTGGCTATCTGCTCTCTTAACTGCGTAAGCTCCTCTGAATTGTCAGGCTTGACCTCTAGTTCGGATGCTGAAATAATTGGCTGTGCCGATGCCTGTGGTGCGTTGCTGTGGAACTGATTAAGATAGTTTGTTATCTGTGCCGGTGTCGGCTCCTCAATTCCTAATGCAATTAAGTTCTGCTTTGCTTCTTCCCTTGTCATAAATGATTACCTCCATAATCTACATTTTGTTGTCGCGGTTCTTTCCGCTTGGATTTTCGTTTTCTCATTTCACGCATGAGTGCAATATAAAATAAAAGCAACCGCCGATTATTGCTCGGTAGTTGCTTTATTTTGCTGATTATTATTAAGTTGTTGAACTATCTCTTGTGCTTGCTTTTCCTGCTTCTCAACATCTGTGATAGTCTTATATAAGTTATCAAGATAACCCTTAGACATTAAGAACGTCTTTTCAGCATCCGCCCATAAACCAACCGTCTTAATTGCTACAAGCGGATGTATTCCGGCTTGAAGCAGAACTGTAAGCGTCTGCGCCTTAGTGTACATATTATCCTGTGGACTGTGATTTATCTGCACATCAAAATCTCTTGTTGACAACTTCAAGTCGTTTCCACTGTCTCTAAGAATATTAAGAACTACTTTTGCAAGTCTCTTTTCTGCGGACTTAACAAGTGGGTCTTTAAGCTTTGCTCTTGACTTAGAGAAGTCCCACCCATTTCTCAGCTCAACGGCACCTTGACTATCTCCGCCAGTGTTATTGTTGTTCTTATTCGGAATAGCAAGAATTGACTGCACATTATCCCATAAGTCTTCCTTAGCCACTTGGCACTGTGTCTGATTAAGCTCTTGCGTCATAATTTCGACATCAGATTTATTGTCTTTATTGATAGACTTAACAGTAAGTGCATGGCTTTCTTTCATCTTCTTAAAGGTTTCTTCGTCAATCTCGCAATTAACAAACTTAACCCAGTACTCAACGAACTGCTGTATGCTATCCATTCTGTTAGACTGCATATTATTGATAGCATCAAGCATACCGATAACAAGCTCAATATCCGATAATCTTTCGTGATTGTTTGGAAATTCAACAATCGGTATTTCTTCGTATGTGTGAAGCTTTGCTGATTTAACGGTACTGTCAACAATGGTAAATGACATTGTGTCGCTAAATGCCAGCTTATACCAGTTTCCATCCTCGTCTTTAAGTTCCTGCACCGCAAGCAAAGGTTCCTCGGTACTGCGGTTGTAAATAACAAACGTATTCATCGGTGTAGGTGCAACAATTCTAAGCGGTACATCTCCATTTTTAGGCTGTGCCGCCTTGAATGACGTTCCTGTTGCCGACTGCCACTCACCGCCCTTAATGTCTTTTTCGTGCTTGTTAGCATCTGCCATATAATCATTGAGCTTATCAACAGCTGCATTGATGTTTTCGTCTTTGGAACGGCTTACATATTGTATAGGCTCACCATAAGTTTGCCCTGTCTTAAACTGCACAATCTCGTAAGCATGGTTCTCGCAAACGTAATTGGTTATATCTTGATTAGCTGTCTTTCGGCGGTATAATACCGGTTGGTCACCCTTGTAATAGTCCCACAGATACTTAATAATCGGTTTATTCCAGTAAAACACACCGATGCAGTCTCCAATAACCTTGACAACATTGTTGACTGTTATGGTTTCAACATCTGTATATGCAATTTTTCTGCCATAGCAACCTCTAACAAGGTCTTGAAGAGTTCTGTTGTTCATTGGTTATCTGCTCCTTAAAGATATGTCATGCCGCTTGCTGTTCGCCTTGGTTCCCACGGCTTAATATCCGTAACGCCTGTATCTGTATGGTATACAATCTTCTTGTGACACTTGCGACATCCGACAATTACATTACTTGAATACTTTCCATCCCACTCCGCAACTTTGCGGTGACATTGCGGACAGTATATCGTGTATTTATTTGATTTTGTCTTTTTCCTCATAAAAACCTCATTTCATGTAAAAAGCACCATTGCAAAATGCAACAGTGCTTCTTCCAAGGAGATATTAAGCTATTGAAAAACCTTGTCAGTTCTTTCGGTTATAATAATAACATTAAAAAAGCGGACATATCGGACAACTTTTATTTTTCAACATATCTCTTGTAAGCTTTTCTTACACTGTCTTCCGTATTGCCGCCACCAATACGGTCTGCAACTAGGTTCCAAGACAGACCTTCAAGAAATCTAAAGTTAATTATTCTTCTTACGCGGCTATCTGGAACACTCGCAATAAAGTTTTCGACTTCATTCGTTCGTTCAAGCAAATCTTCTTTCAACAGTTCGAGAGTGGCTTTACGTGAATAAAGAAGTGTTCTCTTATGGCGATATTCAGGAAGTGGTATACCTTCAATCTTGAAGTGCTGTTTGCCGCCATTGCCACCTGTGACACTATCGACAACGCATTCACCATCTTCAATCCTCAGGATATCGCTTTCAAGCTTTTCGATTTTGCTTTCGATTTCTTTAATTTCCTTTTTTAAATCTAGGTATTGAGTTAAATCCTTGTCTGTCATAGCATCACCTCCTGAATGGGTTAGCTGTTGCCTCAACTTTTGCTACCAAATTACCTCTTGTCACAAAAAGGCAAAAGTTAGCAAGTCCGTCAGGAACATCGTCATGTTCGTTTTTTCCTACAACCGAATAGGTCAAAAGCCATGTCATCATTATTCCGTAATCTTCTTTTGGTTTATAATTTTCTACCGACTTAAATAAGACATGTTTCTTGACCCAATCAGCATTAACAATAATTCTTGTCTCCTTATTGGTTTCCGTTGGCTTGTCCGTAATATTGCACCGTCCGCCCATCTTCTCGACCCTTTGAGCCACTTCGTAAGATACTCTGTCTCCACCTGAATTGCTTTCAAACTCACACTGTTGCATTTTATGGTCAACAATGATATTAGACAATCTGCCATACTGAATACCATAGTCCGTATTGTCATCACACACACAGTCCACCAAGTAGAAGTCATCATCAAATTGATACATGCAAGGTAAAAACATAAAGTCAGTTCCTTTGTTCTTAACATCGCAAATGCCAAGAATCGCATCAGGCTCTCTAAGTGGCATCGTCATAAATCTTCTAATATCGTCATCGTGGTAAAGAAGTCCTTCACGTTCAATAGGCTCATTTTTGTACAAGCAACGATATGAAATATCGTCCATCGTGAGTTCTTGGTCATGGAAAAACTCAACCGACATTCCATTATACTTATAGTCAAAATTGCTTTTTCCTGTAACCGGATCAATATCAGGTATTGAAATAAAACGTACTCTATTGCTTTTTGAGTATGTTCTTTGTAACCTGCCTATAACATCATGTACACTCCAACGTGTAGCAATATGAATTTCCTTAACTTGCTGATTAAGCTTTCTCTGTCTTGCGTCAGTGCCGTAAATGCGCCATAACTTATCAAGTGCTTTCTTGTTTAGCGCTTCCTCAATACCGCTTACAAGGTCGTCACAATATAAATACCTGTTACATCGAACCTTACCAGCATTTTTACTGCCGACAGATGTACATTGAATATTTGAAAAGGCTTTCGGCTTATCAAAGTTGATACGCTGTCTTTTTGCGTCTGTATTTTGGAGCTTTACATCAGGGAAAATTTCACTCCATGTGTACTCTTCACTGTTGGTGGTAATATCAAGAACTCCGTCATAAAACATTCTTGTAATATCGTCGGAATGGGAAAAGAACAAACTATAATCCTTTGGGTGCCTGCCTATAATCCATGAACAAAAAAATTTCTCTAATGTTGTTTTTTGCGTTCCGGGTGGCATTGATATAGACAAAAGGTCAAGCTTATCATCTTCAAGGTCTTGCATAGCTTGAATCAGACCATGCTTATTTAACTGCTTCATCTTAGGAGAATAAAATCGTTCTTCTTCTTGCCTGCTTTTTTCAAGATATAACAAATAGCTGTGAAAAAGATAAGGAGCTTCTAGTTTAAGCAATTCATAATACCTATCAAGAATTTGATAAGTTTTTTTGCTATGATTAGATAACGAATCCAAGTCCCATATAGTCATCTTTGCCAAATTAAGAACATAATGCTCTATAAGCTCCTTAGCACGTTTTGAAAGTGCCAAGCCATACTCTATATCCTTTTCGTTCAAATAAGCTGTTTTTGACGCTTCTATGTATGCTTCAATGACTGTATCATCAATTCCGCTTTGTGTTATGTAGTTTTCATATCCTTGGATTGTCTTTTTAAGATAATCAGATGCCAAAAGAAAAAGCACCTCGCTTTCATAGCAAAGGTGCTTATAGACCTCTGCCTATAATTTTTCTAGGTTAGCGACTAACTCCATTTGTTAGCCGGTAAAATTTTGTTAGATTGTTGGCATCCCTTCATTGCAAACCGGATGCAATTTGTTTATAAGTGCATTATAATTATCAATTACATACCTTACCGGAATCGTATATGCTTTAATGCCATATTTATTTGCTGTTTCCATTTCAATACAACAGCCATTCCAATCATAGCTCTCACATATCCCCATGAATACATCGGCCTGTGCCAGCTTCTTAAGGCTTTCACCTAAGTACCATACAGCTTCTTTACTGTCTTTAGGTGGGTTATCCTCAATGTAGCTGTCGATAAGCTCTAATTCCTCACCCTCGTATATTTCAGCAATCTTTTTCATCTTCTGAATACTTGCTTTGATTTCTTCCTCTGTTCTGCCTTTCATCGGCACACTTACAAATAGCTTCTTCATGTTCTCTGTCTCCTTTTATTATTTTCATTCCTCATAAACTTCTCGAAATCTTCCATGCATTTATAGCACAAGTCGTATGTGACATTTAAAATACCATTCTTTGTAATCGAATTTCCGCACAATATTCCTTTTTTAATTTCCGCACCACACCTGTCGCAAGTATGCCATTCTTCTTGATGTTTCATTCTTCCACCGCCTTAATATCCGCCGTCGAATTCCGAAAGCCATTCTTTTAACCCTACATGTGCCTTAGCAAAGCAGAGTTCCATGTCACAATCACTTTCATCAACAATTATTACATCTTCGCCGTCATGTCTAGCTTTAGGGTAATCTTCAGCACAGCCTTTTTTGTAAATCAAAATATTCCAATCGCATATTTTGCTATAAGTGATTTCAAGATGCATCGGAAAGTCTTTTGCTTTATCATCAAAGAATTTTAAAAAGTCGTTCATTTTTCCACCAACTTTCAAGTCAAGCCTAGTATATTCATCACTTCATCCTCTGATATTTCTCTTGCGCCCTCTCTTGCGTGCATAAGAATTTGCCTTAAAGCTTCATTCTCTCTTTTGGTGTCGTAGGCGCCTTTACCAAATTTGCTTGAAAAGCAATAATACAGGCAATATCCGTAGCCGGCTCCAAGATAATTTCCATAAATATTTTTGCCAACAATTCTTATATTGTCTATTTCTAAGATGTTTTTATCGCGATGATAAGTATAAACACTACATTTGCCTTTTACTCTTCCTGCTATGTAATCAAGAAAATCTCTTATGTTTTGCTGTTCCTTGGAAATATACAAAATAGTTGTTTCCGTCATTCTTCCGCCAACTTTCTACCGCAGATAGGGCAATAATTGATATTTAATGCTCCTGCTCCATATTCGCCTGCACTGTTAGTAAAAACAAGTGCGTTATTATCTGTTATTTTTCGTATTTCTATTTTAATCCCACTAGGAACTATGTCAGAATCTTCTTCTGGTAAGAAGTTCCAATCTGGAAATCCTATTCCTATGTTTTCGCAAAATTTACACATACTTAGTCCTCTCTCAGTTTTTCGCCACACATAGGACAGTAATTAATCTTTATTGCCTCAGCCATGCCTAAAGGCTTTGTATGTTCGCTGTCAAGGCAAGCAAATATATTTAGTGTGCTGTCCTCAATGTTAACAAGTGCCTGTATTCCGGTATAGTAGCCCTCATTATATTTGCTTTCTTTTCTTTCAGACAGTTCTTTTACCTCAAACGCTAAATTATGTTCATTAAATTTCTGTTCACAAAATTCGCACATACTTAAATCCTCGTAAATATCTCTAAATCATAGTTATCCCTGATATGGTCAACAACTTCCTGTAATTTGCTCTTTACAAATTCATCTTGTGCAATATAAGGGTGTGCGTAAAACATGCAGCTATCTTTCTTGCCCTCAGACTTATACTTTGGATAATTGAATGTCATCGTAAACAATGGTATTCTTTTTAAATTTTTAGTCTTGTATCGGATGTACAGATTTGCTAATCTTCTCAAACTCATTCACCTCGTTTGCTATCAATGCCCGGATAAAATTACAGTTATCATATTTCTTTCCAAGTTTACTACTTTCTGTGACTATTTCAGCCCACATTTTATCATCGGCAAACTTTATCTTGTCTATGTACTTCTTGTGGAATGTCCATATATCTCTATACATACTAAAATAGTCCATGATAAGCCTCCTATAATCGGATAGGAAGGATTCGAACCCCACTAAGCAATGCTCGACAGATTGCTTGTTTTTACCTCAAACTACTATCCGTTGTACAGTTTCTTGCGTGACCAGTTCCAACTCTTTTCATATTCGAGTTAAAACTAGCCACACAAGCATTTTAATTATTTCAGCAGGGACTACTGCAACGCCTGCTTATCGGACGTGCTCCGCTCGCATAACAACTATGCTTTTTAATTTAGGAGTATTACCCCTCTCCGTCAGGGCTTGCCGCACAGAACATCCATCCTGCCCAGCCGGATTCGAACCGGTTTATTCTGTTAAATACTCCTAACGCCAACAACAGGATTTGAACCTGTACAACATTTCTGTTGGACGGCTTAGCAAGCCGCTGTGATACCATTACACCATGTTGGCAAGTACGGCAGTCGTAGCGTAACCACCATACCTAAAATTGCTTTTGTCGCTACCTTGTACAATTTTATGCGGACTTTATACCGCTTACGACAATCCTTTGTCAGAGTGATTACCGTAAGTTTAACTGGCAAGGTGGGGATTGAACCCACGACACATCGGTTAACAGCCGATTGCTCTACCAACTGAGCTACATGCCAATAGACAATTATGCCTAAATGACGCATGAGAGAATCGAACTCACGTCTCCGCCATGAAAAGGCGGTGTCTTAACCACTTGACTAATGCGCCATGTCCGCTCTTTGTTTTACTTGCCGAGCGGTGGCAAGGCTACACGAAAATTGAATCAAAAGGGGTATTGCTTTGTGCCTCATTCGAGGCAGTCGGAATAGCAGGATTTGAACCTACGACCTCTCCATCCCAAGTGGAGCGTTCTGCCAAACTGAACTATATTCCGTAAGTGCAGACTGGGCGACAGCGAGAATCAGCAGCGTCGCAAGCTTCCCGGCTTATGTTGTCCGCACTGTTGCTATTCTTTTAGCGTGTTATGGAACGCTGGGGAACTACAGCAACAAAACCCGAAAACCTATCGAGCCTTGTGACGGCTCTTAACAGCATTCCGCTAATAGGTGGAGTTTATGAAACAACATGACTTAAAAGTCCGATGGTCATTTGCATGACCAAACTGGGCTAGTGGGATTCGAACCCACGAATACAGCAGTCAAAGTGCTGTGCCTTACCGCTGGGCGATAGCCCAAAGCATTACTTGTTTTCTTTCTTTGCCTTGTGCTCGAACTGGCACTTAATCATGTCGGCAACATTTTCACGATTACCGCCTATGCCATGCCCTTTGCGGAACAGTTCACAATCAAGCACGTTTCCACAGCGTGAGCACTCATCGTTTATCTCTTTCCCGAATAGTTTCATTGCGTAACCTCTTTAAAGCCTCATTTATGGCTTTTTCTTCCTGTTTGGCACCTATATTCATACCGAAGTTAATTATCCTCAGTAGAACCTCTATACAGATTGCTACAAAACACCATGCCGGAGCACCTAACACCCACAGCAGATAGAATATCAATATGTCCTGAATCATATATCGCCCTCCTGCCTGTGATTAGCTTTGTATGTATCAAACCCTTGTGGGTATCTTGCCCTGAGCTTGTCAACATTCATCTGCATGACTTCATCAAGCGTAAAGTTGCACGCATCGGCTATCATTGCTAAGTACCACATCACATCTCCACATTCCTTTTTCAGATGTTCAAGGTCTATGCCCTTTTCGTGGAATATGCCCTTCTTGATAAGGTCTGAGACTTCCCCTGCCTCACCAGTAAGTCCTAACGCTCCATTAAGCAACTGTGATACTAATATGTCACCCTGATTTGCTATTGCGTCCTCTAAACGCAGTCTATTAAGTCCATCGTTGGTTCTCATTGCCAACTGCTGATATTCGTTACCTCTCATCTTGCTACTCCTCCGATTAAAAGTCTGAAAGTCTCCTTGCCTTTTACGGTTACATAAGTCTGAACATTTGAATAACCAAAAGGTGTTGAAAAATCTTTCAACTGGAACAATCCGTCTTTACGATACTTCTCATAAGGCTTCAATGAATTGTGCTTATCTCGGTACAAATAGCTATTTTCCACAAGCCATTGTGTGAACTGCTGTGGCGGAATGTGTAACTCTTTTGCTGTGTCTCTGAAAGTCGTTAAAAGCTTGCTATCCACAAGGTTGTCAAAATATTCTGCTTTAGGCTTCATCTCAGCAATCTTTGCTTCTTTTTCCTCAATAATCTTATTTGCAACAATCAAAGCGCTTGCAACAATCTGTTCCGGTGTCATCTGCTCCTGATTCTGTATGTAACCGCCGTTCTTACGAATTGATGGCAAAACCTCAGATGTAACCCAATGTCTAAAGCTCTTCGCTGTTGGTAGTCTGCTTCCAAATACCAAATCATATAATCCTGATTCGTTAATTGCTATCATTTGTTGTGTGTGGTTATTCGCGTCTGAGACACCCGTTATAATGGTGTCCTCGTCATTCACATTTGTTTTAATCGCGTCATACGGTTTTGCATACCCTAATGATTTTGCAACATCAGTTCCCACAAACCACGGCTCATCATCAATCACAACCGTTCTGATAGCCCCAAATTCAGGGTTTTCAAAAATCTTTAACTCGTTCATTGCTTATACCTGCCTTTCTGATATTTGCCTTATTGTGAATGGCATAGAAGCTATTAAGGCTTATAGCTTGTTGGGAGCTACCCTATCTATGCCATGGCTTTTTATTTTTGTCGGAGTTTTCGGGACTTAGAGGTATCATATTTGATATTCATATAACCCCCACCCGGTCTGGTCCCGTGCCATCAGCCCATTTATACACAATTCTCAAACAATTCATGCAATAGCGTTATCATTCCATTCTGTTCTGCTCAACTATTCGTTAAACTTAACTTTTGCGAATAGTTGACATTAAGCCACATATCCGTAAACTCTTATAAATAGGGCATTCGTGAATTGTATAGAATTGTGTGACAACTCCATGTGATAAAACATCAATTATTACTGTCAATCGCGGAACTATTATCGGACAACTCAAGCGGTCTTGGCTGCTGTCCGAGCTGTATCAGGGCATCAGCTCCAAGGGCTTCTCTCTCCGTTCTCTCCGCTCTGGCTCCCGGCATATTCCAACCGTGGTATCTGTTTAACTTAGGTAACACCTTCATAGGGTTGAGCCGCCTATCCTTCATCAAGTTAAATAGACTCTCCTCGTTATCTTCGGCTATTTTTTTAGCCAAATCGGAACGCTGAGAACCAAGTACACCGTTTGACCAGTCGTACAACGTCTGTCTATTAATACCCGACATATCAAGAAAGCCCTTAATAGTCACCTCTTGACAATGACTATTACAGAGACGCTTATATATATAATTATAAACATATTCAACTTTGTCTATGTCATACTCATTATGAGTACCGTCTACTTTTTTAAGTACTTTATTACATGGAGTAAATAATAATATGTTTAACTCTGTAATTATGTCAGCCCATATAGACGGGAATATATCATTTTCATCAATACCATGTCTATCACAGTAATTAGTGACTATATCACTAGCGATAATACGCATATCGTCTACAGTTCTAATTGTCTGAATATCATAACTATTATTATCGTTACTCATAATATAATCACCTCCAAATCATAATCTTAATCTTAATCTCTCTCACACATGAGATTATCATATCACATGATTGGTGACATGACTATATACATAAAGTATATAAAATATAACTTTGGGGTATTTATGCATAGTACTTTGGTACTAATCGCATATACAGTATATAATTATATACGTTTTTTAAAAACTGATTATTTATTTATACATTCTCATTAATCTTACCTTGTCTAATCTTATCTAATCTTCTCTAGGCTACACTTTGGTAACGGAATGTATACGGTTTGTATACGGATTTTATCACGTTAATGTAATGATGTGAATTGCGTCCATACGTCCGGCAGCCCTATATATAATAAATATAATATAAGGGCTCAGGCTCTTAATCTACGACAGTAAATTTTATAATAATATACGATACATAAATAACTTAAAGACATGGGATTAAATAAGATACATTGTTAAGATATTAACAGAACGACAAAAAGACCATATAACCGATTGTTATTGGTCTAAAATTATAGGTGTGTGAGATATGCGGTTGTCAATGTGCTATTTGCGATACTGCCGTGAGTTAGTCGCCCTCGCCCGTCTATGATATTATCATTCAGTCGTGAACTTGTCAATGCTTAAAATGCATCAATATAATATCTGATACGTTGACAATCAGCCGTAAATCATGTATGCTTTGATAGCTGAAAGCGTTGACCGTTAATGTCGCTTGGTATCGTTGTTAAATCGGTCGTGACTTGGCAGGAGCCATTTATTATTTAATTTAATAAACGCTTTACGGCATGAAAATAGCCCCGGAACGATTAACCTCGCCGGGGCTTGTTTTTTATTCTCCATATCCTGCCAGCCACTCGCTCACTAAGGCATGAGCTTCTTCGTCGGCACGTCTCGCTTCTTCTGGTGTCTCGTCCATAGTGTTTAAGCCAGCAACGCTTCTTAAATCAGCAATTATCTTGTGGTACTGCTGATTTGTCTTGTCTACCATTGTAAGTAGGTCTTGCTCCTCTCTCGTCAAGCCTACGCTGTACTTCTTGCCTATCAAGTCGCTTGCTTTCTGACTATAAGGCTCTTGCTCTTTCTCCAGCACCTCCACTGCAATAATGTACTTCGCTAACTCTGTCATGGTCATAATTTAATTCCTCCCGTATTTTGAATTCCCGGTTATCCGGGTAAAAGCAACCCTATTCCTCGTATTCCTCGCCATCGTCATATATAGTGTATACGATGGACTCACTCACAAGGTCATACACTTCTGCCTTGTAATAATTGAGTGTCAAAGAGACAGCCCAGCTCTTGGCGTCCTTTAACTCCGCAAACTCGGCAACCTCGTCGCCATCTGCGAATACGTGGTATCTTAAATCTTCAATTTCTTCATCTGCCATGTTGACACCTCTCATTTTAATTTTTTCGTGCAACAAACACACGTTCGGAAATTCTTATCTTCTCCCTTCCGACATCATTATAATATCACATATTTATGAGAATTGCTAGCATTATTTTAAAATTTTTAAAAATTCTCTATCACTGTCATCTTCCGTGAATTTCAAGATGTCGCGCGGCTGCATCTCAAGAACCGCACATAGCCTGTTTAAAACTTCTACAGAAATAGCCGTGTCGCCACTCTTAAACTTCTGCAAAGTACCTTGTGCAAAAAGCCCTGTTTTCTTGGCGGTTGAGCTGTTAATGCCTATTTTTTTCAGCTCTTCCATAATGTCTATTTTATAAGTTATCATCTTCCTGCCTCCTTCCATTTATAATTATAAGGTTTTTTTAAAAAAAGTCAAACAAAAAATCTCAAAAAAATGTGAAAAAGCACTTGCAATTCTCATAAATATGTGATATTATAATATCAACGAAAGGGAAATAGAACAGATACAGAACATGTGTTTGTTGTACCCAAAAAACAAGGAGGTCGACAATTATGACAGATTTACAGCTTGAAGATGTCAAGAAGACGATAAGAGCAGCATTTAAAAATCAGTTCGGGTTTGCTCCGTCGGCAAACTCAATCGCAGTGCTTGAAGGCAGCTACGACCATGAACATGAGAACAGATGTACATGGTTCGAGCTAACATTCAGTGTGGGCGGCAAGAGTTGGTATCACAGCACGAGGACAGGTGAATTAAAACGCATTGAGTGGATGGATTAGCCGAAACGCTCCGAAGCGGAGCGTCAGCCGCGGGATGGTCTCCCGGCTCTGATGATGGCAGACTAGAAGGAGGACAACTATGGGAGAGATAATACAGTTCCCTGAAAAGAGGAGCAACGGATATTGTAACCTTGCTGCACTGTTTGAAATCTGCGACAGTGTCGCAAGCTGTAACGCCTATCTGGACATTGCAGAGACGCTTTTTGGAAATGGCGACATTTCAGAAAGCGAACTTCACACCCTGCGCCGTATCGGCAGAGGCAAGCGCCTTGAACTTGCTACCCCACAGCAAGAGGAAGCATTGAAGGCTGAGAAGCCCGGGACTTATGTGTATACCCCGGAAATGGGGCAACAGAAACCGGAGGGCTGTCAGATAGAAGCCCACCGCGCATATTACGGAGGTCATGTATTTATCGACACTCCGCTAGAACTTAAGGGGCGCGGCATCCAGTTTTTGAAAACGTACAAGCCGGGCGACTTGACAAGCTCCGGGCAGTATAAGAGCGGCTGGAACACTTACAGGGTCACGGATAGAGCATACGACCTACTGAAAACGCGGTATGCGATTTCATGGGAAAGCTGTTTGGATTAATGCAATCGCCGAAAACGGCGACTTTAAACACCACAGTCATAATAGGCTGTATGTATATAACACGGCTAGAGCTATTCTGGCAAACTAGCCAAGTGACGGCAGGTGCCAACGTGGGCGGTTCGATTCCGCCCGTCACTTTTCAGCCGGTAAAGTCGGCTAGATAATTAAATATACGGAGGTATTAAAAAATGAGAAGTGGAGAAAGGAATTTAAAAGTAGTGAATATGAGAAGCTGCTCCGATGTGCAGGACTATGAGATTTTCGGGATTATTACCGAAAATCTGAGCGATACAACATCTGTTTTTATAAACAACATAGACTACTGGAGTGACGTAGTTATGTATGCAGCTATCGGATACGCTGCGCGCCACGGCTATTTTGTATCGGTTGTCGCAGGCGAAAATTGGATATTCGTCGAAAAACTAGGAAATTCAGACGGCAAGGGTGATAACATGATGTGTTACATTAAAGATCTTGAGAAATCAGAAGAGCGCAAAAGAAGTATTCTGGAGTTTTACGGCTTGTAATTTATGGTTGAAAAAGAGAACTTTCAGAAGTTCTCTTTTTGTCGTTCCTTGACAAATTGAAATCAACATGCTATTTTATCATCAAGCGGACAACTGCGCCCTTAATGGGTGGTGGCTTGTAGCGTAATGCTGTTTGGTGGTTTGTTTGTTGTGTCTAACTTTATTGCCATAGGCAGAGCCGGCGACTTTGTGCGTGACATTCTACTGGTCCCGCTGTCATACAGGGCTGTTTTTAGCTCAAAAACAGTACCGAATCAGAGCCGAATTTTGCGAAAATCTGAAATCAATTTTCAAAATTTGCGTTCCGGGTATAGGGGCGTACCAAAAATGTTGACCCGAAAATTTTAGGAAAATTTTTTAAAAAAAATATCGAGAAAATCAGACAAAATGACACTAAATCGGAGCCAAATTTCGCAAGAATTTGACTTCGATTTTTTATTTTTATTTCCATAGATAGGGGGGATTGAAAAATTTTACATTATATTTTGCAAATAAAAAAGCAAGGCATTTAGCCTCGCTGTGTTGGGTCAAATCTTTAGACCTAATTAATTTAATCTACTTTGAAGTAGAAATTATGTAAGTATAATACATCCAACCGCACGATTTGTCAACAACTTTTTTGAATTATTTTTCAACTTGATTCTGTGCAGTAAAAACCACAGATTTAGCCGCATATATGCTTTGGCTAAGTTCGTATAGCATACGTTCCATGGTCATTTCCGGGTTAGTTCTCCGGATGTACTCTAGTAATTCATTTATCGTCATTTGTTCTCTCATTTCCACCACCAAAAAGAATCAATAGTACAATGAAAACTATAAAATTGTCGCCCTCAAAGCATTTTTTAAGTTCATCTGTCATTATCCAACCCTCCTAGATATGCTTGACATAATATCATCAAGCAAGTAAATCAAATCAGTGCCGTACAAGCTTATCCAGTTAGCGAGGTATTCCTCCTGCTCAATCGGCATTGATACGCCATAGCTAAAACAAAACGCATGGCATAGCTCATGAGCGATTATACGCCTCAGATAAGCCCCTTTAGGTGCAAGTGATACAAATATACTCTTGCGGTTCCAATCGGTCACAGCAAGGCTTGTAGTGCCGTCTGAACGCAATAAATCAGGGCTTGCGCCGTTTGCAAATATCAAATTCCAATCAATGCCGTTAATTGTAAACATAATACACCTCACAATGGTAGGAGCATTTCTGCCCCTACCTCATAAATCACATCTTAGTCAACAGGATTGACATTTTGCTCTTCATAAGTGAACGCTCTTCTGGTGTCATGTCGCTTATCATGTCGGTTAAGTCTGTTGACAGCTCCTTCATATACTCATCAAGTGACTGCATCTTGGCATCCTTGTCCTGCTGAGTATTGCTCTTGTGCTGTTCCTTAGTCTCCATGTAATGCTTGCGGCTCATACCGCTTCTACCCTCACGCATATCACGTTCCGTAGAACTGCCGCTTCTCGGCTGGTCTATCATCCCCATGCGGTCTGACATGTCCATGCGGTCTGGCATGTCGGTGTAATACATTTTCCCTTGGCTCAATCTGTCCATGTCTCTTATGCGCTCCATGCTGTCATAATCCATATCTGTCATATCGCCCGGGTATCTGTGCCAGTATGGTGGCTCCTCGTAGCCGCGTCTGCCTACATAACTGCCCTTGCCCTTTGGCGCGTACCTGCCAGTACGCATATAGCGGTATTCATCATAGTATCTTCTGCCGCCCGCTTCGCCATATTCATCCTTAAGAGCCTTAAGGAGTTCTTTGTTGTATTCTTCTTCCTCTTCGTCAGCTTTCTTCATAGACTTAACGATAACAGCCTTGTACTCTGCTTCGCACAAGTCCTTAATCATATCGACCGCTTCGCCCATTTCCTCTGTGTTGACATTCTCAACACCCTTATCAAGCTCGCATAAGGCTTTCTCTGTAAGATATTCAATCATTTTGTGGATTCTTTCGATGTGCATCTTCTCACCCCCCTACGCTTCACGAACAGCAATTAAGTTACTATTCTGTACTTCAATAGCCTGTGTAGATGTATTCTGCACTGCTACTGTACTGCAACAGCCGCAAGGTACATCAACATAGGCTTGTGCCGATACGTTAAATAAATTTTGAACTGCTGCTGGAGTGACTATCATCTTTGTAGACTGTAAAGGCTCTCCGTCTACTGCTATGGCAAGTGAAATAGCTTCTACTGTGCCACCTGTAGGTATCTGAATGTTGCCGGAATACGATACTAAAAATCTAGCCTTGCACTGATTTGTAATACCTCTTAACTTGATAATTCCACTTCCTTGTCTGTGTACGATACACTTACTACCGCAAACTGGTGTTTCTGTAAATGCAACATCTTCTCCGGCGGCAACTGTTTGTAATGCAATTCCTGTTATTTCCATTGTTTTTACCTCTTTTCATAAAATAAGGGCAAACCATACAAGTCTGCCCCATGCTCCCGACATCAATGTCGGTACCAACGTAATACTGCTTAGCAGACATAATCTTTCGATTAAGATACTTGATTATTCAGTTGTTTAGCAGCCGCAACCTGCATTGCAACCACATCCATAAGCATATCCGTAAAGGTTGCTTGCCGGGAATGATGGTACTGGTGTAGGTCTTATAGCGTCGATTATCTGATTTGTCTGTGCTGCCATTGTGGTAGTCAGAAGTGCATTCTGTCTATCCTGTGAAGCAGCTCTGCGTAAATCATTATTCTCTGCCTGTAATGTTGCAATCTTGTCATTAGTCAGGAAATCAAGGATAGCTCTCGTTCCTGCGTTCTGGCTGTCAATAATATCTCTTGTATTATTATTCATTGTGTTCTGTAAAGCACAGGTGTTAGTTGCCATATTGTAGTTTACACCCTGTATGGCTTCTCTCGTCTCACAGCAACAGTTAGCGAGCTGTGACTGTAAAGCGTTTGTATTCTGCATATTAGCGACTGTATCAGCGTTAATAGCCTGCTGGATGCCGTAGCCTGTCTGCATGATATTTGTGTTAATGCCGTTAAAGCCTGTGAGCATACTGTTGTTCATCGCATAAAATCCATCACAAAGTCCGTTAGAAATGCCGTCTAACTTGCTGATAACTGCGGAATTGTCAAAGCCTCTCTGAATATCAGCCTGTGTCGCATATCCCTGTAATGCTCCACCATTACCGCCAAATCCGCCAAAGCCACCGCCCCAGCCGCCGAATGCGAAAAATAAGACAAACAGTACAATCCACCATGCTCCTGTGTCTCCCCAATTATTGCCGTTATTCCCGTTTCCATCAATACTGGCTACAAGGGGGATTGATGCGCAATTAGAATTAAACATTATTTTTACCTCCTGAAATTTTATATACTTAATCTTGCAAGAATTAGTATCAAAATCAATTAAAATGTGCTATAATATATTTGTACGGATAGGGTAGCTCCTGATAAGCTGTTTGTCCTAACAGTTTCCGTACATTACAGATAGGACACTTTACACTGAAAGGACAGGTGTTATTTTTATGATTAAATATCATATCTCTGACTATATCAACAAACGATATGGTCATCTTATTGTAGTTGGTGAAACTAAAAATCCAAAATCAGAATATTCATTCGATTTTAAATGTGATTGCGGTAATATTGTTTCTTTCCCACCATATAGAGTATTTACAACAGGTCAAAAGTCCTGTGGAAAATGTAAATATTCTCATGCCTACAAGCCTAAAATTGACATTTCACAATATATAAACAAACATAATAACAGGCTTACAGTTATTGGATTAGCTGATAAAAAGTCGAGTGATAAGCATTATTATCTTGAATGCCTATGTGATTGCGGGAATAAAACAAAGGTAACGCCGTATCAATTCAATAGTGGGTCAATTAAAAGTTGCGGTTGCTTGCTAAAAATTAGTCCAAATCGTAAAGATGGGAGAAGTTCTCATCCCTTATATAATATATGGTTTCAAATGATTTCTAGGTGTGAAAATCCAAATAATCATAAATATTACGCCTATGGTCAGCGTGGAATATCTGTTTGCGATGGATGGCACGATTTCTGGAATTTCGTTTCTTGGTCTGATTCCGTCGGTGGCAGACCGCTTGACACTACTCTTGATAGAATAGATGTTAATGGTGATTATGAACCTACCAACTGCCGATGGGCTAACCCTAAAACTCAATCTTTGAACAAGCGTTCAAATAGAATAGTCACACTTAACGGCACATCTAAACCTTTGCACAAATGGGCATTGGAGTTAGGCATAAGCGACCAATCTTTAGCGAAAAGAATAGATAAAGGCTGGTCACTTGAAAAAGCACTAACCTTACCACCACAAAAAGGCAATCAATTTTCAAACAATAAAAATTAACTCATCTAAGGAATTGGCTTTTGAAATCTGAAAAGGACTTATCAAAGTCAATTCCTTTTTCTTTTGCCATATTTTTTCCCAACTGTGTTATACCTTGAATATCATTTTTTTCTGCCATGCTAAACATATTTTTTATCATGGGATTATTGGCAATTTGAGGGTTGCTATTTACCATTTGCATTGCAATCTGCTTTGGATTGCCGCTACGCATCATTTGAATTAACTGCATTGGGTTTATCATGCCTCGTCACTCTCCTTTTTGCTTTGCGATTGCGAAGTTTTTCTCTGTGTCCCTAAAGCTACCTTGTTTTCCAACTGCTCAATCTTCGCCGATAAGTCATCAAAGCGTTGCATAATGCCTGCTGTGGCTTGTTCTGATAGGTCGATTTTGAGTTTTTCCGTATCAAGTGAAGTATTTACCGCTTGCACAGATTTATTGTCTATTTGGGGCTTATACACAATCGTCTTAATTGTTCCGTCAGCGTTCCAACCCTTGACGTATATTTCCGACATATCTTGCTTAGGGAAGAATGCCATTGAGCCGTCCATAGGCACTTCATTAGCGTTGATGTTCTCAACGGACTGCACCATTCGCCCATTGATACCTACTGGCTGTTGCTGATATGTTCCTTGCATCTGTACCGGCGCCTGTTCCTGAGACTGATACCTTGCCGCCTGCATTTGCTGTAAGTATTGTGGATAACCTGTGTACTGCTGTGGATAATAGCTTGGAATGTTATAAGGATTATTGTATTGAGGACTGTTCATTTGCATTTTCTTCTTCTACCTCCTCGATAGCTTCGCCAACTGCGTGAATAATAAGAGATACCGTCATCAGGTCTAATTTTTGGATTTCTTTCTTTGCGAAAATTTTCTCAATCACCTTATCTGACAACATCGGTTATCCCTCCTTTTGCTTATATTTTGGCATAAAAAAAGCCGCCTAAAGCGACAGCTTGGCGACATAAAAGCGACAAATGTTCAATTTCCCCTCTGGAAAAACGCGATAAATACGGCATTAGCACTAGCATACCGCCGTAGGCACGGCATAGGTTGAAAACCTGACCTGCTGCGAAATGTCAAAATTATCTATAGCTTTAATAAGTCCTATACAGCCTATCTGAAACAGGTCGTCCATATTCTCGCTGCTGCCGGAAAACCGCTGTACAACACTAAGTACAAGTCTTAAATTACCTTTAATATATTTTTCCCTTGCCTCCTTATCTCCCGCCTTGACTTTCTCAAGCAGTACAACCTTTTCCTCAGCGGAGAGAAGCGGAAGCTTTGACGTATTCACACCACATATTTCAACCTTAAAGGCAGCCATCCTTAAAACCCCCTTACCTTTGACAGTGGTACACGCATCCTGCATGCCACTCTCTGATTATGCTAAAAGGATTCCCCGATCAACTGCCTTTATACTGGTAATAATTAC